CGGCGTGGGCGGTGGCGGTGCTGTGGGGCGGTGCTGTGCCGTTCGCCCTACATATACGCATGGGCTTGTATGTCACCCGTGCGGCGTGGGCGGTGGCGGTGCTGTGGGGCGGTGCTGTGCCGTTCGCCCTACATATACGCATGGGCTTGTATGTCACCAGAGGGCGAACGAAAAAAAAAAAGAGGGGCGCGGCGTGTGCCGCTCCCCTCTTGCGTGGTGGCCTGGTATCACTTTTTCTTGTCCCAACGTGCGCGGTGGCGTAAAATGTTCAACGTTTCGTCAATGTCGCTTGCCGTGTATCCAGCGGCGGTGAACGCTTGTAAATTGACGTCAATTTCAACGGCGCGGGAAAGTACCTTGTAATAAGCCCTGTAAAGCGTCTGGTAGACGGTGGCGCGTTTCGTGCCTGTTTCGTCTGCTATGTCTTGCACGCTTTTGCCCTGTTCATAGGACATCAAAAGCGCGTTCATTTGCCCATCTGTCATATCCGCGCTTTTGACGGCTTTTCTAATCAGTCTGTCAAGGGCCGGGCAAGTGGCGCGGGCCTCTCGCGGCGTAACGTTGCAAGCAATCCAGCCGGGCATATATTCCCGCTCACTATTCCTGTCCTTTTTGCCCTGTTCTGTGCGGATAGCAGAAAAGGCGGCGGTTTTCAGCGTGTGCATATCGGCGGCGGCGTTCTCCGCAAATATGGCGTTGATTGCTACACATGCAATCATTACCATGTCTTCACGCTCCCATATGTTACGGCGTTGGGGGTTCAATACGGCGTTATTGTTGCGTCGCTCCCAATTTTCCACGCTTGCCAATGTGTGACGCGCAAGCTCCATTTGCGCCGCTCCATCGGTGGGAGTACAGAAGGGATAAACGCGAATATCCGCCAATTTATACCCTTGTGCCGTGGCCTGTTCGGTGGCCTGTGCGATTGTGTCCGCTTCCACTTGTGCGGTGGCTGTGACTGTGCGCCCCTGTTCGGTGGCTGCTCCCAATGTGCAAATTTGGTATTTCATGGTGTATTCCTTTCTATTCACCAATGGTATCGGGTGGCACGTTTGCGGCGTGTCTGCCCTGGTGATATAGCTACTATACACCACCGAACGCCACTTGTCAACACTTTTCTTTATGGCGCATAGTAACGCATGGGCTTGTATGTCACTATGTGGAGTGTGGGCCGCTTTTCTCCCTGTTCCCTATGTCACAAAATGACACTATGTCCCATAGGGGCGTAATTTCCATATTTTGAGACGGCAACGCCGCGCCCCAGCCCATTAGTTGCCCCATCTCCCACACCCAATTTTTCCTCACTTCGGCACCGATTTCTCGCCCATCAATCCGTTGTGTTTCAAGCCCTTTTATTATCGGGGATGGTGCCTTGAACAAGCCAATTTCTATATAGGATCATCACAGATAATAAAAGGGTGCCTTCCAAAGTGCCTTGATTTGTGACTTTGATCCACGGCTCCAAAATCAACAATTTTTTATGAAGAAAACGCTTGACATCTTGGCCAGATGTGGTATAATGGTATCGTAGTCAACAGGCATTTATGAGGCGGTTTCGCCAGATACATAGGAGGTCACCAAATACGATGAACAAGGTAATTACCGTAGATTTCAGAGCGAGGAGTGAGGACTCCATCATTGATGTTAAGGCGGTTGCCCGGTCTGCCAGGGCTCTCCGAGATGGCCTGATCGCACCGGCCACAGAGGATACGAGCTACGAGATCGCCAACGAACACACCAGCGAGCCAATCAAGAGTGTGGACGACATATACGCCGTCTCTGAGTGGTTTATCTCCAATGGCCGGTACAGAGACAACATGCTCTTCATTGTTGGCATCAACTTTGGCCTGCGAGTGAGCGATCTGCTGACGCTGCGGTTCTCCCACATCATCGACGAGCAGTTCAGGTTCAAGACTACATTTCCCATTCTGGAGAAGAAGACGAAGAACACCAGAAATGTAAAGAAGAACAGATACATCACCATCAACGATGCCGTTGTGGATGCTGTCACCCTCTATCTGGAGAACACGCCCAACGTCAGGCTTAGCGACTTCATGTTCAAGGGCGTGAGCAACAGGTGCGGTAAAGACAACAACAAGTCTCTCTCCAGGAAGTCAGCAGATCGTGTGCTGAAGGAGGTCGGAGAGGCATTAGGTCTCGACATCCACATTGCAACACATACACTCCGCAAGACATTCGCCTATCATCAGATGGTCATGAGCAACAACGATCCGCGCAAGCTCCTGCTCCTGCAGAAGATGTTCGGACATAGCACCTCCGCCCAGACACTGGACTATATCGGCATTACTGGTGAGGAGATCGAGGATGCGTACCTGAAACTCAATCTGGGTGGACGTCGCGAGCTGCATCTGGTGGACAGCACCATCATCGAACAGACTGCCGGCTGACCCGACGTCTCTGGCACCATTGCACCTTGACAATTTCATAGAGTACCATAGCCCTCTGCTACGTTGTTTTAAGGCTCTATAGCTACAAGTGTTCCTACAGAGATTCTCTTTAAGGGTCACCCCCTGAAAAGCCCCATTTCAAGGGACCAAATTTTCGTTTTGCCACCTTGGTGGTGGCAAACGGTGGCAAGGAGGTTTGCTTATGAAAAATAATTGGTTACAGTTCTATAGGATTTGCAGCGCCGTACCGGTGGAGGAGGACTTCGACGACTACGGCTCTGGCGAGGATCACCGCATATCTATCGGTGATGAGCTGGAGGCATCAGATAAGAGCGGTGTTGTCCACGCCGGGGTGGTAGTCGGAATCATCCGCGACATCAATGGGTGTCCAGTATGTTATAAGGTGTGGGATGAGGAGCACGATGACTTTGATTACATCCAAGCATCAGACAGTATCGTGTGCGAACCGTGCGGATCGTCGCAGTGGGCGTTAGAGCGTATTGGATACAAGAAGAAGTACGAGGCCGGCGAGCATGGCTTTTACTTTAATGACCGGATAAAGGACGTGATCTTTTGGTAAAAGTATGCGACGCCATTATGGGCACGGGGAAAAGTTCCGCTGCTATTACATACATGAACGAGCACCCTGAAAAAAGATTCGTCTATATCACACCGTATCTGGAGGAGGCGACGCGGATCGTAACGTCATGCCCACGTCTCCAATTCTTCGAGCCCAAAAAGAAAACAGAGTTTAACGGTTCCAAAACGCTCCATACACTTGATCTGGTGAAACGCGGGGAAAACATCGCCACCACACACCAGGCGTTCAGATTCTATCCACAGGAGCTGCTGGACATGGTTAGGGATCGTGGATACACGCTTATCATCGACGAGAACGTTGACGTGTTGGAGACGCTGGAGGAAGACCCGGCGGACATTCAAATGGCGATAGATGCCGGGTATATCGAAGAAGTCCGGCAGGACGTATATCATCTCGCCAGAGACGTATACAACGGGAAGACTCACCGCGAGTTGTTCCGCATCCTGCGGACGCGAGATCTGATCCGTATGACTGGTGAGAAAAAGGAATCTTTCTTCTATTGGCAGTTGCCGCCAGAACTTATCACTTCATTCGACGAGGTGTTTATCCTGACATACCTGTTCGAGGGGCAGAGCCTTCACCACTTTCTGGAGATGTACGATATCCCGTATGAGTTCATCGGAGTGCAGCGAGACGAAAGTGTCGGGTTCAGATTCAGTGATTCATCGGGTTATGTCCCTGAGTACGTTGCAACGTTGAAGGATATGATTCATGTGGTGGATGATCCAAAGCTGAACAAGATTGGAGAGTCAGAGTTCTCTCTGTCCTTGAACTGGTTCAACAAAGAGGGGTCGGACATCAATCAGTTGAAGAACAACCTATACAACTTTTTCCGTCATATCTGCGGTACAGATACTGCCGAGAAGATGTGGAGTACATATAAAGACGCTAAACACAAGATACAGGGTAAAGGGTACACCAGAGGATTTATCCCATTCAATAAGAAAGCAACCAATGAGTATAGAGATCGCACTGCCGTGGCGTATTGCGTCAATCTTTACATGAACGTTGGACAAAAGATTTTCTATGAAAATAACGGTGTTGATGTAAACGAAGACGCTTATGCGCTGTCCATCATGGTACAGTGGATTTGGAGAAGTGCAATCAGGGATGGGAACGAGATTTGGCTGTATGTCCCAAGCAAGCGTATGCGCGATCTGCTCACCAACTGGATGGAGGAGGTGAGTGTACGTGGCTAAATGCGATAAATGCTTGTGGGCAGACCAGTGCTATACAGCCAAGAATGAGTGCAGCGATTATACCCCCATGGACGAATACGATAACAAGGAAGATGTAATTGAGGGCGGATTGTACGAATTTCGGAGACTTTGGACGGTTTATACCCGCAATAACGGAGACGAAGTTTAATTTTTTAGCCATTCAACACTAAATTATGAGGCGGTGAGCAATATTTCCAAACAACAGTCTTGTCAAAAGTTTATCTATAAGATACATAGCGCACGCTTACGCAAGGCGAGATGGAATTTGACGCTCCCAATCTCCGAGGCACGGAGAAACGATGAGGTTATTTCCTTGAGCGACAGCCAGATGCTGCGCTTCATAGATAGGCTGAACGGTATCGAAAACGGGGACGAGGTTGCAAGAAATATCAAAAATGAGATAAAAATGCTCAGAAAACAGCCAAATTCCCTACAAAATCGCAAGAAAATCAAGAGATTATACGAAGAATTGGACGAAATTCAGTACAAGCCTGACTACATGTGCCTGATTATCGACAAGGAGAAGGACTACTGGAGAGCTTGCAAGGGCTTCAAAATCAACGGTGTTGCGTATGCCAGACTGCTTGGAACGAACGGCGGTATCAAGAACTCGACAATCGTATTTGTCAGTGAGCGGCTCGCCCCAGAGCTTCGGCGGCTGATTGATAACGGGCGTGATAAGAGCAAGGAGTTGGTGCCGGCCAAACTGGAAGCATATCAGGCTCTGGTGTGCAGTGGATCTATTCCGGTGTCTATACCGCATGGTATCGCTGTGGTGGATGACTGTGTAACGCACTTCAAATCCGATGTCGTCAACATCGAAGACGCGGACGGAGAGCCAAAGATGTGGTTCGAGGAGGGCGCAGACGTAGAACTCGACGAGTCCGACGGATATGGTATCATGCTCCCTTCTCTGGCGAGAAGGTGGTCTGAAGAATTAAAACTCGATTATATGGTGAGCGGGGTGAATACGCGGCTCTCTTTCGAGAAGGGCATGGTGTTTACCTTTGACTTCCTAGAGTTTGCAGATCAGGTAGCTGGAACGCGCATCATCAAAGATGCGTGGGGTAACGAGGTAGACCTTTCCAATGTGGAAATGGTGTTGACTACATCAATGGTTAAGCTATGGGACAGCTATGCGAGCTGCGACGACTACATAAGAAACTGTGTTGAGAACGGATATACCTTCGGGATTACAAAATCGTGTCCAAGAGTGCTAGAGAATGAGAGAATGACCAACTACCAGTTCCTACAGGTATACGATTTGAACGACGAACAGATCGAGGAGCTGATTCAGCCAACCATACAGGAGATTCACGACATCCTTGCACTTGATTGGAGGAAGGCTGTTCTATTCCTGAAGGGCACCGGTATCACCGAGGACAACATAGACTTTGTTGACTCTGATTTTGCAAAGGCTATTATGATCGACCAGCGAATGATGGATGATCCATTTATCACCAAAAAGATATACGCGCTCATTAAGAAGCGTATTGTAGATGCAAAAATTGGTGTTATCAAGGCACGGGGGAATTACTCCATCATATCTGGAGACCCATACGCACTATGCCAAAACATGTTTGGGTTAGAGGTCACAGGTATTTTGCAAGCTGGAGAAATCTACAATCACTATTGGCTGGAGCACGGGGTCAACACAGTATCATGCTTCCGCGCTCCGATGACCTGCGCCAACAATGTTGTAAAGATGACTGTGAACGGCAGTGACGATGCGAGACACTGGTATCAGTACATGACTGCGTGTACGCTGCTGAACGCATGGGACACGACGGCGGCAGCACTGAACGGCGCGGATAAGGACGGGGATCTGATCTTCACCACCGACAACCGTATTTTGGTGGAGTGTCACAATCAACTACCGGCGCTCATATGCGCACAGAGGAAAGCAACGAAGTGTGTGCCGTCAGAGGAGGACATTATCCACTCTAATATCGCCAGCTTTGGTGATGATATCGGGAAGATCACTAATCATATTACATCTATGTTTGATATCATCGCTCAGTACGACAAGGACAGCCAGGAGTACGCGACGTTGGACTATCGTATCAAATGTGGGCAAAAATTCCAACAGGATTCTATCGACAAGGCGAAAGGCATCATCTCCAAGCCGATGCCGAAGGGCTGGTACGACCGTGTTGCCGCAAAGGGCGATGACGGCGATGACGAAGCTACAGTGCAGCTCAATTTGCGGGTGGTGGCCGACAAGAAGCCATACTTCATGCGGTACATCTATCCCTCGTTGATGCGCAAGTACAATACATATATCTCCAACACGAACAAGAAAGCGCTCAGGGAATTCCGCATGACGATGGACGAGTTAATTGAGCGAGAGAACGCGGGCGAGAGTACAGAAGAGGAACGGGAATTTCTCCACTACTACTGCGTCAAGATGCCAGTTGGTGTAAATAACTGCGTTATGAACAGGATTTGCCGCCGGTTTGAGGCGGAGTTCGATGGCTATATTGCAAGACATACTTCAGAAACTGAGTTCGATTACACAATCATGAAGAGTGGCACGGAGTATTCGCAGACGCAGTACAACACGATTCTAAGGCTATATGAAGCATATAACAGACGGATACAGGATTATATGCAGTATGCCAAGAAGGAGCGGCTGGACGAGGATGAGCACACCAATCTGCGGTTTGTGATGGTTCAGGATTTCCGCAGAGAGTGCCAGATCGCTTGTTCCAACAAAGATCAGTTGTGCGATATCCTTCTGGATATATGCTACCAGAAAGAAGGATCAAAACAGTTTGTATGGGATATGGCAGGTGAAGATATCATCGACGCTCTGCTCAGGAATAATGGCGGACGTATCTCGTTTCCTGTTCGTGCTGAGGATGGTGATATTACTTTCGGAGGAGATCAGTTCACATTCGTAACGAAACAGATTGGAGGGGGAAGACGATGGGGATAGTGTTGAATGAGCTTGACTATGTGAGAGATATCCTGGACAGAGGCGAGCTTGGCTCGAAACCAACAGAAACACTATCGCGGGTAGCACGATACTATTCGTCTCTCAAGGGAGCCACCAAATCGAGCGTCAGCGCGAGTCTTGAGGACTTCATGCTCCGGTGTGATCCTACTATCAATCTGGTAAAGTGGCAGGACACCATTGACAGAATTGTTAGAGGTGCGAATAAGTTCCCGCTGATTAACATAGAGAGCGTTCCCATTACAGAAGGTGAAATGAAAATCTGTGACTCTCTGGAGGGAGTTCAATGTCGCCGGCTGTTGTTTACGCTGATTTGTTTAGCAAAATACTCAGATCTTGTTAATGAGAAAAACGGCGGATGGGTGAACAAACAGGACAAAGAGATTTTCAAGTTGGCCAACGTGGTCACGTCTATCAAAAGACAGTCGCTCATGCTGAATGACTTTCGTTCTGCCGGACTGATCCGTTTTAGCCGGAAGGTGGATAACGTCAATATCAATGTGCAGTGTCTGGATACTGGTGGGAAGACTGTTTTGAAAATTCGAGATTTTCGCAATCTCGGATATCAATATATGCGTTTCCATGGAGACCCGTACATCGAATGCGAAGAGTGCGGACTTGTTATTAAGAAGCGCAGCAACGCTCAAAAATACTGCCATGACTGCGCGATTGATGTGAACAGGCAGCGTGCGCGTAATCGAATTTGATGTAAAATTTTCTGATTTAGTTTGAAATAGAAGTGGTCTGTAAGGACGCAGTTCACGCTTCTTACAGACCACGATGCAATGTGCCTATTTATGTAAGGGAGAATAATGGCCGTGTTCTGCGTCTGTTCTCCTAAATATAAGGTTGAAAGGATGTTTGTTTGTGATTGCGATTAACGCAAAGGAAAAAGAAATTATTGCGGAACGTCTTCCGGAGACTCATATCCGAAGGACGGTAAAACAGAAGTCTAAGCGCCATCGGTACTACGCAGAAGAGAGCCGTGGCGTGATGCGTATCTTGAGGTCGCTTCGCAGGCCCGCATAAAGAGGAGGACTACATGGACAAGCTTTCGAAAAGGCCAAACGAAACAGATTTGGCGTATCACAAGCGTCTGATCTATGGGAAGTTGGTTGACGGGACGCTTGCCGACGAGGACTACTCAGAACTGGCTCCATATGTCTATGGCAGAGAATACAGTACAGATGTTGCACGCAGGATGATGTACGGCAGTAAGCGGACGCTTGAAATTATGAGCGATAGCATTGAGCGGTCTATTACGTCGGATGACGTCTTGAGTGAACTGGATGAAAAGAAAATCGCTCTCCAAAAGGAGAAGCAGAAATTCTTTGATCAGAGATCCGCGCTTAGTAAGCTGATCCGAGAACGCGCCCGTCAGGAAGAACTGAATGAACTTCTGGTTGACGCAGTATCTAACGGTAATCTCCCGCGCCTTGATTATTCGCCATCCGGTGTTGTTTCGTCAGACAATGATATTTTGGTGAGTCTGAACGATATCCATTATGGTGCGAATGTAGATAATTACTGGAACAAGTACAATTCTGATATCTGCCGTGACATGATGCGCCGGTATCTGGATCGTATCATCGAAATCGGAGAATTACATAACAGTGAGAATTGTATTGTATGGGAAAATGGCGACGCTATCTCTGGTAATATCCATCACTCCATCGCGGTCACAAACAAAGAGAATGTGATCGAGCAGGTGGTTGGTGTGTCTGAACTGATTGCCGAATTTCTGGCAGAACTGAGCAAGCACTTTACAACAGTGCAGTTCGTCAGCGCGTCAGGAAATCACTCGCGTATCGACATCAAGGATCGGGCGCTGAAGGACGAAAGACTTGATGATCTTGTGGAATGGTATTTGTCTGCGCGATTACAGAATTTTGAAAATGTCATTATCGGCGCGGGGGACAAAGTTGACTCCACAATGTATTTGATTGATGTCCGTGGGAAGACATACTGTGGTATTCACGGAGATTACGATGGAAGTGCTGCGAAAGTGCAAGCACTTCAAACAATGGCTCGCAGACCGCTCTATGCGGTCTTGTCGGGACATTTACACCACTGTCGAATGGATGAAGTCCAGGGAATCAAAACGGTTATGGCCGGCAGCTTCCTTGGAATGGATGATTTTTGTGTTAGTAAACGAATCTATGGGAGACCGGAGCAGATGATTTGTGTCTGTGACGGGTCTGGCATCAGGTGCTCGTACAACATTGATCTTAGCTAAAGCGACCGGGAGGGGTGAACAACCCCTCCCTTTCTTTTTTATATCGCGGAGTCGTCTAATGGTAGGACGCCTGGTTCATGCCCAGGAAATCAGAGTTCGAGTCTCTGCACCGCAACCAAGAATATTCTAACATTTATATAAGCAAAGACGAAAGGGTGAATTTATGGTAACAAAGGACGAGTTCGTCGAACGTCTGTCAAAGAAGGGATACACAAAGCGGGATGCAGGCGTTGTAATGGACGACTTTATCAAAACATTGGAAGAGGCTCTTGTTAATGGAGAGTCTGTTATGTTCCATGGGTTCGGGACATTTGAGATTCGTGAGCGTGCTGAGCGCAAGGGTACGAATCCTCAAGGTGAGCCCATCGTGATTCCCTCTTATCAAACCGCGCACTTCACGCCTGGGAAAAAGCTGAAGCGTGAGATCAAAGAGGGATTTATCCGGGAGTGAGGTGACGCACGATGCCAAAGCAGAGTAAGATTACCAGTTCCAGGCCGAATGTAGCCGCTCCTGTCAAAGATAAGCCTGACAGATTTTATTGCACACGCTGTCCCAGGTCTTTTACCAAACAGAAATCGAATTTTCCTGCGGTGCAAAGTCCAATGTGGCGTGAGAATGGCGGTTATCTCCCTGTTTGCAGGCATTGCGTTGATGAACTGTACGATCACTACAAGGAACATTATAGAGATGTGCTCGGAGATGAAAAGGCCGAGAGGGCTGCTCTCAGACGTATTTGTCTGAAGTTCGACATCTACTGGAGTGACGACATTTATAAGATGCTCAACAAATCTTCTACAACGAACTCCAGGGTTTTAAGCTATATCAGTAAGTCGAATCTATATCAGTTTGTCGGAAAGACATTTGACGACACACTGGACGAGGAGGCAGCAGCGGAAGCTGATAAATCGGCGTGGATGCTGCGGCAGCACGACGGCAACGTTGAAGGTGAGGATCAGGAGCAAGACATACAGATTGACCAGGATGTTATTGACTTCTGGGGACCTGGGCTTACTCCAACCATGTATATCGAACTTGAGCAGAGAAGGAATTATTGGATGAGCAACCTTCCTGAAGGCGTTGATCTCGGTATCGGTATCAAAGCTCTGATCCGGCAAATCTGCAACCTTGAGGTTGACATCAACCGCGACCGTGCTGCAGGAAAATCTGTGGACAAGGCAATCGGTACACTGAACACACTGCTTGGGAGCGCTATGCTGAAACCAAGTCAGAAAGCGGACAATGCAGATGGTTCTATGGAGAAGACGCCATTTGGAGTGTGGATCAAACGATGGGAAGATAAAAGGCCAATCCCGGAGCCAGATCCAGAGATGCAGGATGTTGACGGCATTGTCAGGTATATAGATATCTGGCTCAGAGGTCATCTATCAAAGATGCTCGGGAAAAAGAACGCCTATTCTGCGCTTTATGAAAAAGAAATCGCAAAACGGCGGCTGGAGCGACCGGAGTTTGACGACGAAGATGATGAGACCTTCTTCTCCGATGTGTTTGGAGAGGAGGATCAGGATGACGAAAGTTGAACGGGTTATGGAAGGCGTAGCTCAATACTGCGCCTACTATCGAGCGAACCCACACAGGTTCGTCAAAGACTATTTACATATTGACCTGAGACTGTTCCAGAAGATCGTCATTATTATGATGATGCGAAGCACGAACAATGTGTTCATTGGCTCGCGTGGTATTGGCAAAACTTATCTGAGTGCTATTTTTTGCTGCGTTAAGGCTATCTTGTGGCCTGGGTCGAAAATAGTCATTGCGTCTGGTACGCGAGGTCAGTCTATCAATGTGCTTGAGAAAATCATGCTGGAACTGAAACCAAACTCACCAGAATTGGCCGCAGAAATTGAAGATGCGAAAATCAACGGAACGGATGCAAAGATCATATTCAAAAATGGCAGCTACATCAAGGTTGTCACTGCTGGTGACTCCGCGAGAGGTAATCGTGCCACCGTTCTGATTTTGGATGAGTTCCGTCTGATCTCAAAAGATGTCATTGATACGATCCTCCGCAAATTTCTAACGCAGCGCCGTATGCCGAAGTATGAGGAATTGTCAAAGGCGGAGCGCAACATTGAGTACGACAAAGATAAGAATATGACGGCGTATCTCAGTTCCGCATATTATACGGATCATTGGAGCTATACGAAATGTGTGGACACCTTTGAAGAAATGCTCAATGACTCAAAGTCTCAATTTGTATGCAGCCTCCCTTATCAGCTTTCGATTGAAGAAGGGCTGCTGGACGCAAATACGGTTTTGGACGAAATGTCTGAGACAGATTTTTCAGAAGTAAAATTCTCAATGGAGTATGAAGCATTGTTCTATGGCTCCAGCGAAGATGCGTTCTTTGATTTTGAGTCGCTGTCCAAGAATCGACGCATCAAGTATCCGATGTTGCCGGACAATATATCCGGTAAAATATCCTCTAATCAGAATATCCGCATTGTTCCAAAGAAGGTCGGAGAGAAAAGAATTCTCTCCGTTGATATCGCTCTTATGCGCAGTAAGAAACGAAAGAATGACGCAACGGCAATCTTTATCAATCAGATGCTACCAACAAAAGCTGGCCGGTATGTGAGTAATATCGTGTATGCGGACAGCAACGAGGGTATGCACACTGCAGACCAGGCTTTACTTATCCGCAAGATGTTTGATGATTACGATTGTGACTATCTTGTAATCGATGCCAACGGTGTGGGCGCGGGCGTTGCGGATCTGATTATGCGAGACATTCCAGACCCCGTTACTGGTGATATTTATCCAGCCATATCGTGTTGCAATGATCCAGAGATGGCGGCGCGGTGTACGGTTCCTGACGCCAGAAAAGTGATCTGGTCAATCAAAGCATCCAAGAAGTTCAACTCCGATATTGCGTATCTTCTGCGCGAAGGATTCAGAAGCGGACGTATTCGCCTTTTGGAGACCGAGGTTGGCGGAGAAACCAGTATGAGCGAATTGCGCGGATATTCATCCCTTAATCCGGTAGAGCGCACGCAGTTATCTCTTCCATATGTCCACACGACGCTACTGATTGATGAATTAACGAAACTGCAGCACGAGGAAAAGGATGGGTATGTGCGGATATTTGAGCGTTCTGGCAAACGGAAGGACAGATATTCCAGCTTAGCCTATAATTATTGGGTCGCCTGCCAAGTTGAAAACAAGATGCGCAAAAGGAGCGCATCTCTGCCTTCAACAGGGCAGACGTTTTTGTTTAGGGCACCAAAAATCAAGTAAGGAGGTGAGTAAGTTTGGCAAGGAAAATTGTAGATGCACAGGAGAGTGTTGATAATCCGCATAAAGAACCACTGACATTTGATGCGAACGGGCTGATTAGAATTCCGCAGAGATTTGCGGCACTTAATCGTGTGATTATGCGCGATCTGAACGGCAGCGGAAGAAGCCCTACATTCTATAAGTATACGAAAGATCAGATTGCGACTTATCTGACAAATCCGTATTCTTACCAGAAGAATTTGCGTAATGCGGCAATCTATATGTATGCAGCAAGTTCGCATTTCAGACGGTTGATACAGTATTTTGTAGCTTTGTCCGATTTGTCTTATATCGTATCTCCGTACAGGATCGACACAAGTACCGCCAAGGCGGCCACGATAGGGAAGCAGTACAGGCGTACGCTCAATATGCTTTCCGCTATGGATATCAAGAATCAGTTTCCTAAGATATTGACTGTCTGCCTGCGCGAGGATACCTTCTTTGGGACTATGTGGGTCACCAATGACAATGTAACCATTCAGCAACTCCCGTCTGATTACTGTGAGATTGCAGTAATTGAGGGTAACGTGTTGAACGTGTCATTCGATTTCTCGTATTTTGATTCAAATAGCGAGTTCCTTGAACTGTATCCTCCTGAGTTCAATAAAAAGTACAATCTGTACCAAGACGACAGAACTGGGATGAAATGGCAGGAACTTGACTCACCCACTTCGTTTGCCGTGAAGTGCAACAACGATATTTTGAATTATTCCGTTCCTCCGTTCGCCGGTATTTTCAGAGATATTTACGACCTGGAAGATTACAGGAATTTGAAGATGACAAAAACGGAACTGGAGAATTACGCCTTACTGGTCATGCGTCTTGGCATCAATAAGGATGGCGAGTGGGAGATGGACTTTGACAAGGCGAGGGAGTTTTACTCTAACCTCGACGGTGTATTGCCGGAGGAAGTCGGAGCCGTATTGTCCCCAATGGACATCAACAAAATAAGTTTTGAAAAGTCCAATACCGGTGACACAGACACGATTGCAGATGCGGAACAAAATCTGTTTACCTCTGCTGGCGTATCGACCCTGCTCTTTAACAACGATAAAGCGTCGAGCAATGCGCTTTTGCTGTCTATCAAGGCAGACCAAGCTCTGACATATGGAATCGTGAAGAGCATCGAGTGTGTGGTCAACCGTTTTATCCAGAGTTACTCCTACGGAAAGAATTTCAAGGTTACATTCCTCGATGTGAGCCCATACAACCGGCGCGAGATCGGAGAACAATATTTGAAGGGAGCGCAGTATGGGCTCCCCATGCTGTCACATTATTGTGTTTCGCAAGGACTTTCACAGGCCGACATGGATTGCATGGACTTTTTGGAAAATGACGTGCTTGACCTTAAGAGCCGGTTTAAGCCGCTGCAGAGTTCTTCGACTATCAGTAGTGGACAATCTGAGAATTCTGGCAGCGGTTCTGACGGAACTGGCGACGCTGGGAGGCCAAAGAAGGAAATTGGTGACCTGACGGATTCCGGAGAGTCGTCACAAGAGCATGATGATGGCGACGACAGCATGAATGGGTAAGGGGGTTCTGGTATGCGCTTTGTCTATGTGAAGAGCGAGCAGGATAGAGACCTGATGCTTGCGCTTGGATATGCCCTGATGAAGGAAGACAAACGGAACCATATATGGATATTTCAAAACAAAAACGACATTGCATTTGACAGTGATGGAAAGCTGGATAATGTCGGTGTGAAATTTGTTTTGTCCAATACGCTTACATTTTAAGCGGATGTGATATGGGTGCGTTGGAGGTGACATTGTAAATGGATAACCAAATCCGTCTGCAGTTCACTTCCTCTATCGAAGATATTTGCGATATTAACGAGTCGTTTGCCTCTGCCCGTCTGAAGGCATTTTATCTTGGCGGGAATCGGAATGGCTCATTTATCAACAAGTCAAGTACAGAAGATGCAATTCCATCAATGTTCAACTGTCCAATCGTATGTAATTACGATGTAGAGTCCGATACGATTGGCGGCCATGACATAGATATTGTGGCCACCGATTCTGGCGATGTTAAGCTGATCAATTTGACATCGGCTGTCGGCGTTATTCCGATGGGGGCAAAATACAGTTTTGAAAAGATCGAGGAAGAAGACGGGTCTGTTCATGAGTATTTTATTGTGGACGCGATCCTATGGAAACGCTCTCCCGCTTATGACAAGATTAAGCGAGATGGAATCGTATCTCAGTCGATGGAGATTACAGTTACCGAAGGACACATGCAGGGAGACCTGTATGTGATCGAGAAGTTTATCTTCACAGCGTTCTGCCTGCTCGGTGAGGGCGTAGAGCCCTGTTTTGAATCTGCATCACTGCAGTTATTTGATAGAGGAAACTGTAGGCAACAATTTGCTCTGATGATGAAAGAGTTGAAACAAAACATCAAATCGGTCAATCCATCTATTCAGGATGACAATAATACACAAAATTTCGCAACGGAAGGAGGAGAAAAGGAGTTGGACGAGAAAAAGAAGCTGGCCGCTGAATATGGACTCGATATTGAGAGTCTGGGCTTTTCCGTGGACGATATGTCTCTCGATGAACTGCGGACAAAGTTTGAGGAAATGAAAGCCGCCAGCAATGACAACAACGGCGAAAACGGCACACAGGACTTCTCTCTGGAAGGCACATTCCGTGATGAACTCCTCAATGCGCTTTACGAGGAGAAGGTTGGGACTTCGTGGGGTATGGACTCCCATTATTGGTTCTGGGATTACGACAGGGATTTGTCTGAGGTGTATGCGACAGATACATGCGACTGGAATCTGTATGGGTTTGGATTTTCCATGGACGGCGACCGCGTCGTGATCGATTTTGCCAGCAAGAAGCGCATGAAGCTCGCTGTTGAGCCCTTTAACGAGGGGAGCGCGGATTCTCCATATCGAGAGATGTTCAATGCGGTCCTTGAAAAATCGGTTGCCGCAAAAACAAGTGAACTCCAATCAAAGTTTGATACAGAGAAGGCTGAGTTGGAGGGAAAGTACCAAGCTGCGTTCGGGACAATCGAACAAATGAATACGGAACTTAACGAACTGCGCCAGTATAAGCAGCAGAAGCTCAGTGATGAGCGTGATGCCGCTGAGGGTGCAGTTTTTGCTATGTTCCCAGATCTGAATGGTATCGAGGCGTTTGAGAAGCTGCGCGAAAATTGCGCAGAGATGTCAATCGAAGATATCGAGGACAAGTGCTTCGCTATTCGTGGACGGAATGCTTCAAACCAGACATTCTCTGCACAGAAGCAGAAGACACCGCGTCTGCCCATCGAAAAAGGCGCGGCTGATGAACCATACGGCGGGCTTTTTGTTGAGTTCCCACCACAGCGATAACGCTGTAACACTATAAGGAGGAATATATCATGGCTTATACAGTTTTTCGGTCTGACCTGATGCACGGAACGGATTCTGGCGTGGATCTGGTCTCTGTCCGTGTCTATGATGCAAGTGACGAACCTATTGCCGTGGAGAATGGCGCCATTGTCGAGCTGAAGGAGTATGAGGACGGCGAGCGTGAGGTATGGAAGGGTGTTCTTGCGACCGCTTCCAGCAAGCTGTCTGATTGCGTCGTTATTGGCTCTGAGGAAGTCTTCTACGATGAGCGAAAGAAGAACCTGGATGAGTTTATCAACGATGCTGGCTCCATCTGCCGTGGGTACATCCTGCGCAGCCGCAATATGTTCAGCGTCACAAAGGAAGGCTTTGTTGGCGGCACTGCTCCCGCCAAGGGCGACGCCGTTGGTATCGGCGCAGACGGTAAGATCAATGCTTCCGGTTCTGGTCTGGGAACTACGCAGGCCGTTGAAGCTGCCGGTCGCTACACCTACTATGTGATCCGTATTGGTAATACGGAAGCCTAATGAAGGAGGGTGAAAAAGATGGCTGAAATGAATGAAATTGTTCGGCTTGCTGTTGACGCTTATCATGGCGTTACCACTGGCAAGTATTCCATGAACGAGTCCATGGACACGCTGCGTCAGGCGCTGGTTGCCGCCAACAACGGTTCCACGAAGATGGACTATAAGGCGATCCGCGACGGTAAGTGCGTTGGCCTGTTTACTCTGATCGAGGAAATCCTGTCCCGCACTGTCGTCGAGGGTTTCCAGGGCGACGAGTATTTCAACGCTCTGGTCGATTTCCGCAATGTCGCCCTGGGCGACAAGAACATTTTTGAGGTCGAGGACAGCAACTTGTTTGTGGTTGCCGACGCCACTGAGGGAACTCAGGGCATCCGCCGGCAGCGCCTCGGCGGGGTCACGCAGACCTCTATCCCCACTCATCTCAAGGTCGTTAAGATTTATGAGGAAATGAACCGGGTGCTGTCTGGTCAGGTGGACTTCAACTACTTCATCAACAAGGTCGCCGAATCCTTCCGCCGGAAGCTGCTGGATGACATCTACGGACTGTGGAGCACCGCCACTTCCGCTGACTTCGGTGGCACGACTTATTTCCCTGCTGCTGGTACATATGACGAGGACGCTCTGCTCGACCTGATTAACCATGTCGAGGCCGCCGCGAATGGCCGCAACGCAACCATCATCGGCACCAAGAAGGCTGTCCGCAATCTGGCGCCAGCTATTGAGGGTACAGATTCCAAGAGCGACCTGTATAACATGGGCTACTATGGCAAGTTCTATGGAACAAGCGTCGTGGTGACTCCTCAGCGCCACAAGGTCGGTTCTACTGACTTTATCTTCCCCGACAACACCCTGACCATCATTGCCGGAGACGACAAGCCAATCAAGTGCGTGTATGAGGGTCAGTCCACTGTCATCATGGGCGACATGTTCAAGAATGCCGATATGACCCAGGACTACTACTATGCTGATCGTTACGGCATGGGTATCGTCCTGGCTGGCGGCAACGCTGGCATCGGCCGTTACGAGATGGCGTAACAAAGACAACACCAAGTGGCAGCTTCGTGTTTTGCGGGGCTGCCACTTATATGCTGAATGAAAGGAATGTGAATCATGCCTAATACTACCACTGGCAGCAAGGTTCGGAAGACAACTGCCACATCAAAAAGCTCTACTAAAGCTAAAAAGGCGGTGGAGACGGTGCCTGCGGCTGCAGAAGTGGCTGCTGAAACGGTCGCCGCACCCGCAGAGAAACCAGTCTATAAGGTCAAGAATGACCTCAACCCCAATATGGTCGTTACAGTTAAGAACGGTTTCAACGGCACATTGGTGTATAAGAGCAAAAGAACCGGCGAGGTATTTGTATGGGATGTTTTCGGAAGCGAGCAGGAGATGGAACTGCAGGATCTGAAAGCAGCCAGGAATACATACAAGGCGTTTTTCATCAATAACTGGTTCCTGTTTGATGACCCGGAGGTTATCGAGTGGCTTGGTATGACGCAGTATTACAAGCACGCCCTGAACAGCGAATCCTTCAACGATCTGTTCTCTGGAACACCAGATGAGATCAAGGAGACTGTCGCTAAACTGTCTGACGGACAGAAAAAGTCCGTTGCGTTCCGTGCAAAACAGCTTATTCAGGAGGGCGAGATCGATTCGATCAAAGTCATCAATGCGTTGGAGGAAAGCCTCTCTATCGATCTGATTGAGAGATAACGGAGGTGTCTTATGAACGTACCATACGATGTATTCGCCGGCGCATTTCTCGGGAAAGTTACTGAGTATGATTTTCTGCGGCTTGACGATTATGACAGGAACAAGACCGTGGATGGATATATGAAACGTGCTATCGCTGCGTTCAAGCATGTCTGTAAATATGACCTTACAAATACTGCGGATGACAACGTGCGAGAGTTCATCATCAAGACAGACAGAGATGATCCAGACGGAGAGTTGCAGAAACGATTGGATAAGGAATTGGAAGAAGACCTGGACGAAATCGTTGATATTGTATCGGAGGGTATGCTGGTACAATGGATGAAGCCGTACTTTTTCCGGGCAGACAATCTTGAAAATGTATTGAATACTGCGGATTTTTCAGCATATTCCCCGGCTGAATTGCTGTATCGAATCACCAGCGCCTATAACGAAGCAAAGAGGGACTTCAGGAATATGGTGAGGGAATACTCGTATAACCATGGAGACTTGAGTAATCTTGCGCTATGAGAACGACAAATGGTTATAACATCCCTACTGAAATGGTTGGGAACTATTTGGGCGGCCTTGTGAACCAGTTCTTCAAAATTCTCCCCATTAAAGAAAGCGGGGAGCCCTCTTTGAACGAGTTCATGCGGAGCCTACAAGTGGAGCTGCTTGGGCATAAGGGCTTGATGCGGTATCTCAAATATGACTCCATGTATATGGCGCTTCTGTCAATTCTCCAATATCTGATTGACAATGATTGTGATACGCCGGTGGTTAAACGCGAAGTATTCAAGGCAATTTCGATTTGCAAAAAGCTACGAGAAAAATATTGCGGTGGGGAGGGGTGATCTGAATGAGTGTATGGAGCACTTATGAGGCGCGGTTTGCGCAAGGGAATCAGGATATGGACCCACGCTGGAACTCCGCCCAAGATCACATCCAAAGCAGAATGCGTCGAAAGCTTGTTTCTTCCCTTTCGTATAAGCGCGTAAAGTGCTCAGGCGCAGATATGCAAATGGCGATTGTCGATGTCTCAAATGATTTTGGGACTAAGAAAATCTTCTCCATGCCTGGCGAGACACTTCCACATGGATCAGTTATTGAATGGGAAGACTCGTATTGGCTAATCACAGAACTGAATGCCCATAAGGAGCTATGCTCTGAGGGGAAGATGCGGCGCTGCAACTACTACCTCAAATGGATCAATGATAAAGGCAATGTAATTGGTCGCTGGTGTGTCGTTGAAGACGGAACTAAGTATCTGATTGGTGAACGCGAAGAAGATACTATGTCGATTGGTGATGCCAGAATGGCTGTTACTATCGGCAAGGACACGGAGACAAGCCAAATCAGTCGTGGAAGGAGATTCCTGATTGACGATATAGACTCGAAAGATGTGCTTGCGTTCGAGGTAACAAAGCCCAATAAGATGTTCAATGTCTTCAATGGTAAAGGTGTATTTCGGTTTATCATGGGAGAGTCAAATCTGACAGACAATGATAATACTCAGTTGCGAATTGCAGATTATTATAGCTGGAAGCCACGGACTGACCGTATTACGCCAGACACCAAGATAGAGGCGACATTTGAAGAAATTGCGGCTGCGGCTGTCGAGAAGGATAAGGCCACACAAGAAGAAATTGAGAGAAATGGGGTGTGGTTGTAATGCTTCTTAATGAATTTTTTGACTACAAGAACAAGCTGATGGAAACGTTGTGCAAGAACGAGAATATTGTCAGGTTAGTGACAGATAGCGAGAGCGCACCGGTTCCAAATTACAGCTTGGCATACACTCAACTATTTCCGTTTGAATACATCCCGGAGACTGTGGATGATGGCAGAATATTCATCTGCTTTGATGTGGATATCGCACAAGTATACGACAAGACATATTACGAGCCAGTGCTTTACTTATGGGTGTTCGCCCATAAAAGCAAAATGCGTTTGAGTCAAGGTGGCATTCGCACGGATCAACTGGCCGTTGAAATCAACAAGGAGCTAAACGGCAGCAGATATTTTGGGCTTGGCGAATTGGATCTGTATTCAGTGGGCAGGTTTTCCCCGATTTCAGATTACCAAGGCCGCGTTATGACATATGCGGCAAAGGACTTTAATCGTCTTGGCATATCCAAAAAGCCGCCGGCAAATCGTAAGAGGCCATGAGTAGCGGGTATTTGTATGCGCGATCTTTCCCGGTCAATGATTACATCTCAATCACAATACCAACAGTTGGTCAGATATGGGATAACGAAGCCGAATATTATGGTCTTATTACATCCATCATCGCAACCCCGTCAGACTTCATGGTTCAGCTTGACGATATAGGAATCGACTTTTCCTCGATTTCATCGTTCGAGCTTTTTTTATTACTTTTTAACGGAATCAGGTCAACAGACACAAGCCTTGTTTTTGGGGACCTCGATCTATCCGGATTCAAAACGGCAATCAACGAGAAGAACGGGAAAGTTGTCCTGGTGGATCAGGATAAAGATATTGTGATAGATCGGGCTATTCATGACCAGATTCGGAGAGTGATACGCAAGATCAACCACCTTGAAAAGAGCGACAAAAATCCCGGCAATGAAGAAGCCAAAAAATACATGATCGAACGTGCACGCATCAAGCAAAAGAGAGCGGCACGCAGACCGCATAAGTCGCAGTTGGAAGACCTGATTATTGCGATGGTCAACACCGAGCAATACAAGTACGGGTACGAGGAAACAAGAGACTTAACGATTTACCAGTTTCACGCCAGTGTTTATCAAATTATCAGGAAGATCAATTACGACAACACAATGATCGGCTGCTATGCAGGGACGATCAACGCAAAGGAATTGAGCCAGGATCGACTAAACTGGCTGACATCAAAATAGGAGGATGATATCAATGGTTAATGTCAACGATATTACCGTGACCAGTATCGAAACGATCACTGCGTTTGACATCAGTTCAGGTGCGTTCAAGTGGGTCCTGGACGAACTTCAGAACGCGACAATCGCAAACACGCAGGAAACGACCGACATCACCGGTAAGCAGGGACGGCTGCTGAACACGCTGAAGAAGAACAAGGCTGTGACTGTGAGCGGCAGCAACGGTCTGATCTCCGGCGGCCTGCTTGAGACCCAGACCGGCAGCGCCTTTGAAAAGAAGATGACTTCCATCATGTACCCCGACTACCTGACTGTGGCTGGCAACAAGGCGACTACATCCTACAAGGCAGTCGGCACCGCCGGTAATGAGATTGAGACCATCTATATCCGCAATAACGATGGTACGCTTGGCACAGCGCTGACCCAGGATTCTGCCGTCGGCCCCGGCAAGTTCACCTACGACCCCGACACCCGCGAGATCGAGTTCTATCCTGGTGATTCGGCTGCTGATCCTGCTGTTCCGGCTGACGTTGCGGACGGCGAAGAGATCGCCGTGTACTACTTCCGCAAGATTCAGGCCAATGTGCTGGAGAACCTTTCTGACCACTATTCCGAGAAGGTGTCTCTGTACGTGGACGCTTTTGCCGAGGACAAGTGCGCCAATGTGTTCCGTGTGCAGTTCTACATCCCGAAGGCCGACTTCAACGGCAACTTTGACCTGGAGTTCGGCGAGAACCAGAGCGCCCATGCGTTCGAGGCCCGTTCTCTTGCTGGCAGCGCTTGTAACGGTGCAGGCAATGGCAATTCCGGTGCTACCCTGTGGACTTATACCATTTTTGGCGAAGATACCCCTGACGCTGAGTAATTTGCGAGGTGGTAACTATGCCAAAACAGACGAAGGTATGTCGCGTTTGCGGTAAGACTTATGAGTCCTGCCGCAGTATCAAAAACGGCAGCGGCGTCTTCAACTGGCGTGAGATGTGCTGTTCTCCTGAGTGCGGGCAGACTTACTTCCAGCGCGTGCAGGAGGCCCGTAATCCGGCTCCTAAGCCGAAGGACAGGAAAGTACATACCCGGCGCGAGGTGGCCATCAGACAGGCTCCTGTGGCCTCTGAGACGGCCTCTGCTGTCAAGCAGGACATTCAGCCCGCAGAGCCAGAAGTTGACGCGCCTGCAGAAAACTAAATTCTTTGGGGAGGAGGAGAAGAAAGATCTCCCCTCCCCTGTTTTTGTGTGGTGATATATTTGAACATCCTTGCAATCGACCAGGCGCGGAATGGGGCTTGGGCTGTCTTTGACTATGAGAAAGGCGAGCTGATTGGGTATGGCACGTTTGAGTTTTCTCTTGAGAAGTATACATACGCAAAAGCAATTATGCACATCAAAGAGCTGATTGCAGCGGTGTTGAAAACATACGACATTGACGCTGTGTTTATTGAGGACATACAGATGCGCGTTTCAGTGTCTTCATTCAAGAAGCTGGCACAGCTTCAGGGCGTCCTCGTTAACCTTTTTGAGGAGAACGAATACTTGTATGGCTATATTGCGCCATCGCAATGGCAGAATTTCTGTCGTGCGCGTGGGCGTAACACAAAAGAAAAAAGCGCCCGTGTGCTTGCTCTTGAAAGGTCAGGCGTGAAACAGTCAAAGATCCTTTCCATACAGTTCATAAAAGACCAGTTTGGTATAGATACAGAGAACGATAACTTGGCAGACGCGATATGCCAAGGGTATTACATCGTAAATGCTGTTGAAATACTGAAAAAGGACAAGGTGCTCCGCAAACGCGGAGATAAGAAATAAAGGAGAATCGCTATGAGCAAGAAGTCGAATCGAATTTCTATCAATAAACTTGAATCCATTGTGCAGAACAACACCGTTACGGTTCCTATGGATGGGAACCCTGATATTGAGATCATAATCCGTCGTATTCTTCCCCTGCAGGAAGTTCTCCAGTTTGTTGAGGACGTTGTGTCTTCCTGCATTGATGTGGAGACTGGACAGTACATCCCTGAAATCCAGGCATTCACAGTCAGAGCGTCTGTTTTGACGCGATATGCGAATTTTACGCTTCCCAAAGATCCAGAAAAGCAATATGACCTGATCTACAATACGGACGCATTTCAGCAGGTAATGGGGCACATTGACCGGGTGCAGTACGACGAAATTCTGTACGCTATCAACGAGCGTATTCGTCATGGTGTCGCTATGGCAGAGAATGCACTTGCAGCCCAGATGGCAGAACTGACCGCAAAGTTGAATTCCTTTATCAACAACAGCGAAGAACTGTTTGGTTCTGTTAAGGGGGACGACATGGCTACGCTGGTGAAGAATCTTGCCAATGCCGGTAGCATTGATGAGAGCAAGCTGGTTGAGGCTGTGTTTGATGCGCAGAAGAAGACGAATGAGCATCCCAATGATAATGTCGTAGTGGCTTCTGACGGAGACGTTGTTACGCTTCGCAAGAGGAAGGTCTGATAGCAATGCCTGATTATGGTAGCTGGGAAGAACTTTGTGATGCAGCGCAAAAGAAGTGCCATGATGTTTTGAAACGAGATGTGGCACCTGTTGCAAAGGAAATTGTTAAAAAACATATCCAGAGTGACATTTATGATGTATACACTCCAACTCCACATGGGTGGGTTAACGGAACGACATATCAACGCCGCCATGTACTTAACAGCTCTGTATATTGCGAGTTTGTGAATGATGATGAAATCATGGTGACAAGCAGGGCGACCGCGTCGAAGTCGGTTGTTCCTGGGTACAGCTTCCATAACAGGCGGCCTGGATCATTTCTGAAGTTATTAGAGACAGGAAGAATGGGAATCTGGAGGAATGGATTCCCAAGACCTGCAATCGGTAATGCGCAAAAAGAAATAGATCATAGTTCGGCAATTCGGAATGCAATACAGTCCGGGCTGGACAGATATTTTTAATCATTGATGGGCGGGAGAAATCCTGCCCATTTTTCTAAGGACGGTGATAAAAATGGCAGGTTTTGGCGCGAAGGTTAAACTTACTGTTGATCGGTCGAGTAAGGCTGAGTTCAACAAGCAAATCAACAGCATGGTCGGTCAGATCAAGATCAGCAATAAGTTCACGGTTCTGCAAAAGGACATGGACCGCGTGAGAAAAGAAGCGCAAGCCATGCTGAACAGCAACCCAATGACCTTGAAGGTGAACAAGATTGACTGTTCTGCCGCCGTAACGAATGTAAAGAAGCAACTCCAGACAATGCTCAGCTCTCTGAGCGTACAAAACGGGGTGAACATCACAGGGCTCAAGGATTTCCTTGGTGCAGAGGGCGTTGACGCGACGATGCGCAGCACCGCTGACGCCGCAAATGCCGCAGTTCAGAAAATGAACGAGGCAAAGACCGCAGCGGCAAGCTGGGCTGGTCAGATGGAAGTGCTTGACTCTATCGCCAAGAGTGTTGCAAAGACATATAAGAGTGGTTTGTCCGGCAGTAATATGGTTGCGGACGAAGCGCAAATTCAGAGAATTACGGCAGCCTATAACGAATGGGCGCGGAAAGTAAACGAGGTCAAGGTCAGCCATTCTGGTGATATTGAGGCTCTCCAGCAGGAGGGGCTCGCCATCCAAAGGAATATAACTGCGATCCAGGACAAGCAGGCCGCAGAAGCAAAGGCCGCCGCTGAGGCTGAGCGTGCCGCAAGAGCGGCAGAGAACGCCGCTGAAAGAGAGGCCGCAGCAAACCAAGCAGAGCTCGCTTCTCTTAAACAGGTTGCGAGCCTGCAGGAACGCATGACGAAATTCCTGCAATCTAACAGCAAACTCTCCTATTCTGATGCCGGCAATAGTATTCGGCTTATGCTTACAGAACTTAGGTCTGGGGCAGAGATTACGACTGAGCGGCTTAGAGAGATGGAAGGCGAGTTTGCGAATATCCGCACACAGGCCACAGCGACTGGATCGCTTGGCCGCTCTATGCTTGATGCGTTATCAAAAGCATACGAGCGTTTTGGTGGATGGATGCTGATCACCAGAAGTTTGACGACAGCTATCCATACTATCAAAGAGATGATTGCCAACGTTAGAGAACTTGACGGCGCATTGGCTCAGTTGCAAATCGTCACGGGTGCCACTGATACACAGCTTACATATTTCCTGCAAAATGCTACTGTTCTTGCAAAAAATCTTGGCAAAAGCATCACAGATGTGCTTGGGTCTATTGAGACATTTAGCCGGCTGGGCTACAACTTAGAAGATGCAACAATACTTGCGGAGTACGCAAATGTTTTGGCGAATGTAGCTGCTGTCGATACAGATGCCGCCACAACTGGTATGACATCAATTATCAAGGGTTTCAACATGGATGTTGAAGAAGCAGAACATGTCGCAGACGTATTGGTTGAGGTCGGCCAAAAGTACGCAGTTTCTGCTGGCGAAATGATGGAAGCATATGAAAAATCTGGTGCCGCATTGAATGCGGCTAATACCAGCTTTGAGAAATCTGCCGGTCTGATTGCGGCTGCAAACGCTGCTGTTCAAAATTCTTCAACTGTTGGTACAGCCTTGAAAACAATCAGCGCCCGTATTCGTGGCTCTAAGTCTGAACTTGAAGAGCTTGGTGAAGATACTTCAGATCTCGCACAAGGATTCTCTAAGTATGCAAGTGAAATCAAGGCATTAACCGGCTTTGATATTATGGTCGATGGGACTACAGATACATTCAAAGATATCTACGATATTTTTGAGGGCATTGCTGTGGTTTGGGATGAACTATCTGATACACAACAGGCACGTATTGCTGAGATCCTTGGTGGCGTACGACAACTGCAAGTCGTCAGTAGTATCCTTACAAACTGGTCAGACGCGGCCGGCGCTTATGCTGATGCGATGGATTCTGCTGGTGTTGCAACAGAAGCAAATTCCATTTATATGGACACAATTACTGCAAAGATTGGGCAGTTCAATGCAGCATTTGAGGAGTTATCCAATACATTTTTCAGTTCTGATTTTATCAAAAATGTAGTTGATTTTGGCACCGGATTTATCGAGACGCTTGATAAGATCATTGAAAGATTTGGTACACTTCCAACACTGATTACTACTATCGTTGGTGCATATACCGCTGTAAAAGGTGCCAAAGGTGTTTCCATTGGGCTTCTTGATTTTAATGATAACAAGATTCAGCTTGCTAATCGTGGTATTGGCTCGCTTATCAAGAACTTTAATGCAGCAAGGGAATCTGGGGCACGGTTAACAGATTCTCTGCGAATTGGATTTAATGGAGCACTGAATAATATCAATCAACGTATCGGTGCATATAACCTGCAGCTTGGTACATCAGCAGAGGCCCAAACGCTCTTTATGCGCAATTTGGAGGGGACAGATAGTTCTCTTGCGGCATATCTAAAGAGTTTGAACGGTGGAACGGCAAGTCTCAAGGGGTATATGACATACTGCAGAAATGCTGGTATCCAAACAAACGCACTTGGGACGAAATCAAAACTCGCCGCAGTTGGTGTAACTGTACTCAATACAGCGCTGAATATGCTTATCACTATGGGAATTGCTCTGGCGATTCAGGCAATTATATCTGCCCTTGGTTCTTTGATAAATGCCGCTGAGATAGCCTCGGAGAAGGCGAATCAACTTGCCAGTGAGACGCGAGAAAAAGCAGAAGCAAATAGGGAAGAACTGCAAACTCTGAATGACCTGATCGAGAAGTATCAGGAACTCAGGAAAGAAGAGTATGTTGATGCTGGCACACGAGCCGAGGTTCGAAATATCCAAGATGAAATCACAAAACTTGTCGGAGATCAAGCAAATAACCTTGATTTAGTCAACGGAAAGCTGGATGACGAGATTGATAAGCTAAAGCAGATTGCGCTTGCTGAGGCTGGAGATACTGTTGATTCGTATGTTGCAGCATATGCGGCCGCTACAAACGCAAGTGACAAGGCGGTCGGCAGTAGCAAAGGCTCATTCGTACATCCCGCTTTCGGCTCATGGGATTATGTTGGCTCTGGGGATAACAAGGCAGAAGAAATTTTGCGTAATGCTGGGTATGGTTTACAAGTCACCGATGGCGGCTGGTTCTCCAATACTACATATGTTTCGACATATGGGGATGCTATGCAGAGAGCAGAACAGCTCCTTGGCATGATGGAGGCATTAAAGGCCGCTGCTGATTACGACTATTCATCCAGCGAATTGTTTACGACCCTTCGCCAGCAATATGAGAGATATCTTGAGTATGGCGACGAACTGACAGAGCAGGCAAAAGGGCTCCGTGACAGTGTTATCTATGAACAATTTCTGAGAATGGACACTTCTGCAATCAAAACGGCAGAGGGATTGTCACAATTCAGGGAAGAATTGATAGACACAGTGGAATCCAGCAGAGACCTAAAGGATGCCATGAGTAATGGTGATATTAATATTGATAACATTACAAATGGCGTCGATGATCTGCTGGCTGTGCATTTTCCAGAACTGTTTAATCAGTTACGTCAATATGAACTGTATGAACAACAGCTTAATGATCTTGCTAATAAGCTGGTAGATAAGTCTGATGAGCCCGGCTATTCATCTTGGAATCCGGACGATCATTTTGCTGCCATTAAGTCTTTGTATGAAAAGCGAAATGAAATCAAGGATCAGCTTCGAAATCTATCAGAAGAGGATTTTGTGATTGCTGTTAAGGCTATTACAGAAGACGGAGCTACGTCTTGGGATGAAGTTCTTAATGCGATTGCTGCCTATAATGACGAACAAGTGGTTGCCGCAAGAAGAACAGAAGAATTGCGGCAGCAAATCAGCACTCTATGGAAGTCCGAATCGTTTACAGAGGCAAAGTCCGAGTTAGTATCTTTACTTAGTTCCCTTGGAGAAATTTCACCTGACAAAATTGAGGAGCTTGCTGACAGTAGTTTTGAACTTGCGTCTATCCTCGAACAGGATGGAATGAATGCGCAGTTCTTATCCGTTATTTTGACGAATCTTGCAAACGGTGGGGATGGTATCAGTCTCATTACAACGGAGGCTCTGGCGCTCAACAAGGTCCTTGATGGCATGGTTGGTGAGTTTGATAAGGTTACTGATGCAAAAGCGAGATACGACGCCGCTATGTATGTTGAAGAAAAGGATACTGACTTCAAATCCTATGCCGCTGCTTTTGAGGAACTGAACAAGCAGTTTGAGGCTGGCACAACCAACTCAAACAGGTTCTGGGCCGCTGCGGAATTCCTGTTTGGTAGCGAACAGCTTGCCGCTTGGGGCTGGAGCGATGGACTGGATGAAATCTATGAGTCCATGAAACGCAGCGAATCTATCTTTTCTGATGCGGATAGCGCGGGTGCCGGTTTTATCGAGAGACTATACGAAATGTCGGAAGCCGGCAAGATGGTCAATGAGCAGGGTGAAAAACTGCTTGAGATCAGCAAAGATTCGCATGGTGCTTATATCTTCGATATTGACCAGGAAAATATTGCTGCTATTGCAGAGAAGATGGGACTCACAGAGGAGGCCGTTCTGTCGTGCCTTGAAGCGCTGTCTATGTGGGGCGACATTGACTTCTTCAATATTGATGAGGTGCTTAAGAAAATCGAGGATCTCGGCATTGTTATGGATAGCTGTGCAGACGATGCGGAGGAACTTGGCGGTAAGGTCATCAATCTGGACAGACTTACTGAGCAGCTCTTGACCCTCGGAAAGACAGAAAAAGAAATCTACGATATTACCACTGCTCTGTCCGGTCTTGACAATGTGAGTTTTATCAGTGTGACACAGGACGCAAACAATCTGGTTGAAGTGCTGGATCAACTTGGCGTCGTTACAAAAGACGGAATCAATATCTCCATTGATTATGAGGGATTCGGCGATATCCTTCAGACGCTTGGGTTTACGAAGGACGAGGCTGAGAGCCTTATCACGAAACTCGGCGAGGTTGACAACATATCTCTGACAAATGCAGATGGGGAGATCAAGGATGTTAGTGACGCGCTTGATTACATTCGCGGTCTGGAGTTTACCGATGTTACTGCAAGCGTAGATGGTATTGGGAACGCTATTGACGAAGTTGACGATCAATCAACGGAGAATGTTGTCTCTGAAATTGAGAATATTGGCAATGCGGCAGATTCTGCGGTAACGAAGATATACTCTATTGGGGATGCAGTTTCAGACATTGACGGCAAGACCGCAACGGTCTACTATGATGTCAGAAAGAAAAACAACGTGCTTGGTTCTCTTGGCAGTATCCTTGGGTTTGCAAACGGTACAGATGGAGCTCCTGCCGGTCCGGCGCTTGTAGGTGAGGAAGACCCAGAGCTTATCAAGTCCGGGAAAGAAGCATATCTGGCTGGTGTAAACGGACCGGAGATCGTTGACCTTAACGAGGGAGACCAGGTATATAATGCTGACGAGACAAAGAAGATACTCCGTGGTTCCGGTAAGCATATCCTTGGCTCTGTCCCCGCCTTTGAGGGTGGTGCGCATGGCGGTCTTGTCATCAACAAGGATAAGGAGGGCACATACGGCAAGCCATATTCTCCAAGCGCAGAAGTCGAAGTGAAGGCAACAGTTGATGACAAGGAACTGGAAGACGCGCTTGAGGACGCACTGAAAAAGCTCAAAGAAGAATTGAGTGAAATCATTGGAAACTTTGAGCACTCTATTTTCCTCTTGGAGAAAAACGGTGGAAGTGCAGATCAGATTGTCGCAATCTATCGCAAGATGCAGGAGACCGTACATGAGTACGCGGAAAAGTATCGTGCGATGGGTCTTGATGAAAATTCCGACTATATCCAGGAACTCCAGAAACAGTGGTGGAATTATCAGGATAGCATTCAGAAAACGATTGTTGATAATTTTGAGAAGATGGCCGGCGAACGCGAGAACGCCATCAAGCTGACAGAAAACTGGATGGAAGACGCTATGGACAAGGGATTCCATCCTGGCGTTGCCGGATATGCAAACGATATTGTAGATTACTACAAACGGATGCAGGAGATCATCCATGAGCAGGCGGAATATTACAGGTCTCAGGGGTACGCCGACACCAGCGATGAGGTCAGCAAACTCAGTGATTTGTGGTGGGACTATGCGCAAAAGATTAAGGATGTCAGAGATGATGTTGTTGATAATTTGCTGGATATGGTCGATGCCGCATCTGACCTTGTGGACAAGGTGCAGAGTGTGTACGATACACTGCATGACGCAGCGGACGAATATGCGTCAAATGGCGGTTTTATATCCGTAGATACACTCCAGTCTATTTACGACCTCGGGCCGCAGTATATGCAGTATCTCCAGGATGAAAATGGTCTGCTTGTCATCAACGAGGAGCGCATCAACGCGGTTATTGCAGCAAAGACAGAGCGGCTTGCATTGGAGAACGCCCTTGCTTATGTCGAGAGGCTGCGCCTCGCCGCGCTCGGTGAGTCAAACGAAAGCCTGAACGAACTGTGTTTTGCCACAACAGAGGCGACTGGGACAACATGGGGGCTTGTATACGCACAGCTTGAACAGATGAAGCTGGCCGGTGAGCTCACTAATTCTCAATATAACGCTGCGATGCACAATATTAAAGCAATCCAGTCGCTGTCAAAGAATGCTATTGCTGGAATTGGACGGGTATCTAATGAAGCAAAAGAGTCCCTAGAAAGTCTAAAAGAAGAACTCACAACGATGCAGGATGGCGTAGAGGGTATCATCAAGTACGTCATGGATATGTTGAAACAGCGTATTCAGGATCAGATCGATGCGCTTGAGGATATGAAAGATGCCTATGCTAAAATTATCGACCTTCGCAAGGAGGCTCTCGAGGCCGCGAAAGATGAAGCGGATTATGAGGATGAAGTAGCGGACAAAATCAAGGAGATTGCTAAACTGCAGGAGCGGATCAACGCTCTGTCACTCGATGACAGCCGCGACGCCCAGGCGCAGAAGATCAAACTTGAGGAAGATATGGCTGCGCTCCAAAAGGAACTTTCTGATACTCAGGCTGACTATGCCCGTGAGGCTCAGGAGAATGCTCTGGACGATATGCAGGAAGCGTATGAGCAGCAGAAGGATGAAGAGATTGCCGCTCTTGAGAAGACAATTTCTTCGTACCAGAAGCTCTACGATATGGCAATCGACTATATCAACCAACACTGGCAAACACTGTATCAGGAGCTGATCGACTGGAACTATGAATATGGTTCTGTGTTGAATCAGGAAATCACTGACGCATGGGCTCAGTGTGAGGCAGCCGCACAGCGATATGGTACATCTGTTCAAAGTATGCTTGCAGGCTTAAAGGCTGAGATTTCAAGTATAACCTCACAGCTTAGTAGCATAAGCAGTGGATCGTATAGCTTTAGCTCAGGTGATGACGGAACATCTGGTGGAAATAGAGTTGTCGGTCCGTCCGATTCAGACACATCTGTATCGAACACAGATATGGTCAAGGCCATTGTTGCCCGCATGAAGAAGCTGGGTGCTCAGTGGAGCACGTTCAACACAAAGGATAAGAACGATGCTCTACATAAGCAGGCGGCTATTGAGGCGGCAAAGCTCGATCAGTATGGCGTACATGCTGATTTCCGTGGCTCTGATGGAACATGGTGGATTACCAGAGATGAACTGAATCCATCCAACATTGGTAAATTGCTTCATAACTGCTATCACACAGGTGGGTTTGTTGACGATCAGTTCCCTCTGAACCGCAAAGAAGTGCCAGCAATCCTTGAAAAGGGTGAATTGGTGCTTGATGCGAAGAAGGAAAAGGGACTATACCGACTGATTGACTTTACTACCATGCTGTCCGAGAAACTTGGGAGAGCACTGGATTCCGTTGATTTGAGTGGTATCTTTGATATTACAAAGAATGGGGTAGACAGTACATACGCTCCCCTACCGGCTGTCACAAACAACCAAAGCGAAGCCATTCATTTTGGTGATGTCTATATCTACGGAGGCAATGAGGAGACGGTGAAGCAACATCAGGAGATCAACCGTCAATTCACAAACGAGGTTCTGTCCCATCTTCGAATCAAACGATAAATCTATGGAGGGGAGCTACTGTGCTCCCCTCCACAATCATATTTGGAAGGAGGCGATGTGATGTGGCATTCAATTCCTACGAATTTTCTTTTAATGGCGAATCTTCCCTGATGTATGGCCTGATGATTTATGACTTCAATGGTAACGGACAAGGGAACGTCAGTTTTGGCAATCAAGCATCTATTGTCGAGACCAGGACAAATCTCCGTGTTCAACCTCTGCATTTCGGTGTGAATTACCACCAGAAGCCGTTGGAGTTCAAGCTGGTGTTCGGAGCAGAGGAACCGCTTGACCGGTACGAACTTGAGAATATCTCTATGTGGCTGACAGGCCACCAGCAGTATCAATGGTTGTCAATCGACCAGCCTGATTTGGAGTGGGTGCAGTTCCATTGCCTTATTACAAAGCTGACACCACTGGCGCATGGCTGGCTCCCTGTTGCGTTTGAAGCGAACGTGGTGTGTGATTGTCCGTATGCGTATGGCTATCCGTTTGAAAATCAGTATACAATCAGCGGGAAAACAAATATCGTATTCCGGAACAATAGCTCTATTCACGAGTACATTAAGCCGCATATTTCTTTCCGTCCGGCATCTGGCACATCAAAGCTAAGTATTGTCAACCGCGATGACGGAGACAGGGAATTCTTGCTTAGCGGTATTCCAGCGTCTGTTTCAACTGTAGAAATAGATAACATGAACGGTATTATACAAGATATGACAAACAAAAGCAACTTGTATGGCGGGTTCAATTTGAACTTTTTCCGTCTGGTACACGGTGATAATAATCTTGTTGTGACTGGGAATGGTACGCTGACGATTTCTGGCCGGCTCATGTATAACGTGTCGGCATAAGGAGGTGCAACATGTATCTCAATTACTCAAAATTAGAGTTTGACAGAGATGGTAATCCAGAAACGCCGGAGCTTGTGCTGACGACACTGAGCGATAAGGTTATCGGGGTAATCCCCGGTGCGCATAACCTAAAACTGCATATTAAATACTCGGAACCAAGTGAAATATCTTTTGATGTGCCAGCTAAAATCAACGGAGAGGACAATCCGCTCTATGAGGCCGTATCCGGACACAAGCAGGTATACACTAAGTGCTACGGCATTTATGAAATCCTAAATCCATCCATCGAAGCAGATGGAATTTCCGAGGTCAAACATATCAAGGGGTACTCACGCGAGAAAACGCTCGAATCCAAAAAGTTCTTTTTGGAAGAGGGCACGTTCAACTTCTGGAATCCGGCCTCTCCAACAAATACTGTGCTTGGCCGTATTCTTGAAATTGCAGTTGGGTGGAGCGTAGGATATGTTTCTCCGTCTCTGATTGGGCGGTATCGTACCTTTGACGATTATGATGATTATTTACTGTCGTTTGTGTATAATAGCGCACCTGAAAAGTACAGGTGTGTGTTCGTATTTGACACATACGGCAAAACAATCAACGTCTATGATGCTGATGAAGAAATAACGAATCTTCCAATCTACTTGGATTTCGAGAATCTTTTGAAGTCTATGGATATAGAAGAGCAGAGTGATGAGCTTGTGACTGCAATTCGCCCATATGGTGCGGATGATCTTGATATCCGTGCTGTTAATCCAATCGGTACGAACTGGCTCTATGATTTGTCGTACTTTATGCACAATGGAGACATATCTGGAGCACTTGCTTCAAAATGGAATACATGGCAGCGCAGCGTCATCAACAACCAGATGTACTACAAAGGGCTCGTTGCACTTCAGGCGTCCGCCACATCGCGCATTCTTGCTGAGCAGGCCGCACTTGCTGATTTGAATGGTGAACTTGATTCCCTGACCGGTCAGCAGAGTGTTACGATCCAGGCACTGGCAATGGAAACAACGAGCGCAGGCATATCAAGCCAACAGGCGGTTCTGAATAATATCAATACAAAGATTGCCGCCAAGAAGTCTGAGATTTCTGCGAAGAATTCACTTATTGGAACAATCCAGAGTGAACTTGATTCTTATACTGCTGAGATTAAAGCGGTTGTTGACAGACTTTCCATCAAAAATTATTTCACTCCGAGCGAATACGCGGAGCTATCTCACTTTATGATTGAGCAGGATATTACTGAGAACACGTTTGTGGCTTCAACAGTCGATGCGTCGATATCTGGAAATACTTACAAACTTTCCAATGAAGTTGTTTCTATCAGTAATTCTTCCATTTCGATGGTTGACCTGACAAGTACGTTTTCAAAGAAAATGTATGTAATGTCCGGCGGCACGTTCGCATTATCTGGTGGGTATTCCGTCTCTGGCGATATCATTCGCGGTACACTGGAAACAAGAAGCAACGGGAACTTTGTCATGAGTTTCTATGCTGGAACAACCCGTGTTGGGAATACGACTGCGGCAAGTGGGAATATAACCATCATCGGCACATACTCCGGTCTGTCGAGCAATATTAGGGCTGTCACAGTTGATGAAGTTACCACAAATGAAGGTACGACGCTTCGACTCACGGCGCGTACTGGCTCTATGTTCTTGACAGGAAATGTGAGCGAGTATCAGAAGTATTCCGTGCAAATGGAGCTTTACGATTATGCTGTTGGTGTACTGAGCGACCTTGCTACGCCAACCTATGAATTCTCGGTTGAATCAGGGAACTTTCTGTTCAATCAGGAGTTTGCACCATTTCGCAATCAGCTTGAACTTGGTAAAGGTGTCTATCTGAAGGTTGGAGATTCAACAATCACACCTTACATTATTGAGTTCGAGCTGAGCTTCGAGGATCGCAGTCAATTCTCCATCGTTTTTTCTAACCGCTTTAAGCGGCATGATAACGTGAACACGTTGAAGGATATGATTGAGACAAGCTATTCAACAAGCCGTAACTTTGATGCAAGTAAGTACATCTACAATCAGGCTTCCAGTCAGGCGTCTGCGGTGTCCAAATTTATGTCCGATTCTTTGGATGCGGCAAAAAATATGATTCTTGGCGCATCAAACCAGAGTGTTATTATCAGCGGTTCTGGAATCGGTGTAAGTAGTCCAAGCAATCCCAGATTGCAGCTTCGCATTGTAAATGGGATGATTGCGATGACGGATGATAACTGGGAACATGCGAAAGTTGGTATTGGTCTGTTTTCCTCTCCAGAAGTCGGCGAATACTTTGGTGTAAATGCCGAAGTGATTGGCGGCAAGTTAATTATCGGCAACAATCTTATCATAGAAAATGAGAACGACACTGGAGTAATGCAGTTTAAGGTAGACAGCACAGGAGCATGGCTCAATAACTCTACCTTCGTTCTACAAAAGGATAATGGCGGGAAAATCATTATCGATCCAAAGTACGGAATCATGGGTGGATCAAATCTGTTGTTTGATACGAATGGGACAACAGTAATACCAGGTTTTATTGATAGATCTGGAAACATCATATTTGATTCAGATGGGATGCCTCAGAATTCCAATTTCTTTCTGGATATCAATGATGGAAGTGCATATTTCCGTGGAAAATTGCTTGCCAAGAGCGGAAAGATTGGCGGATATACGATTGAGAACAGTTATCTCCATTCTGGTAGCGGGGGCAACTATGTGGCGTTGAATGGCGGTACAAGCGTGCATTCCGCTTATGCTATCTGGGCTGGTGCAAGCAATCCGGCCAATGCGCCATTCTATGTGAAAAAAGATGGCACTTTGTATGCGAAGAAAGGTAAATTCGCCGGTGAACTTGAAGCAGCGACTGGTACGTTCAGTGGTGCATTGAGAGCAGCAACCGGTACGTTCTCAGGAAGTTTAAGTGCTGTAAATGGCACATTCACTGGAACCCTGAGTGCTGCGAACATTAGTGGCAACCTTACGGCTAATTCAGGCGCTGCTTTGGTCGGATGTGCGATCTACGTTCCAAACAAAACCAATCCAAAATTCAGTGTAGACTCTGCTGGGAATGTAAACATGACCGGTAACCTTGTGCTGAGCAATGGATCAATCTCATGGAGCCACTTAGCTGGTGGAGTGCAGAACAGAATCACTAATGTTGAAAGTGATGTGTCTGCTCTTAGCAGTGATCTTTCTTGGACACAGAGAAATATTGACAACCGGCTATACAATTTCAATACCCGTATGGATGGAGTTGAAAACGACATTACATGGCTGTCCAATAATACGTGGACTGAGCGAGAAATCAAGAGCATCGCAAGTACACAAATCACAAATGAGCTTGTTGCATCTCCACGGATTTATGGTGCCTATATTCAAGGCGGCACAATCAACGGAGCTCATTTCATGTTCGGAAACTTTGGCTCTATCTATGACGGGTATGGTTCAGATGGTGTACGCAGAACGGACTTGGCATGTATTGAGTCTAACAGAGGTATGTCACTTTCTGCATCCGAAGGGATGGCGATCAATGCCGGGAACGGCATTTGGATAAATTCAGAAGTACACATCCGTGTCAACGGTAGATTTGTCAATTTGAATGACGCACTCGCGTCTCTTTGATTATGAAGGAGAAACAATATGGAAAAGATTGAACTTGCACATCGTATTGCAGACGATCATAACAGGCTGGCGGATATCTTATCTTCCGGCGGTATGAAACTGTTGAATACTGACAGTGTTATCCTGATGGGTGATATCATCAGAGATCTCCGCGCAATCACGCAGCAGCTTATGGCAGAGGTGGAAGCCGAAGCAAAGGCCGATAAGAAAGAGCAGACTGCGGAAGAGAAGTAAGGAGGGGAGCAATATGGATATCCCTAATCCATACACCTTGCCAACGATTGAATTTGTTGGTGGAGAATCACAGGAGCTCTTGTTTAATGTGTATTTCTACAAGAACAGAAAGCCATTCAGCATGATAGGGTGTACGAGTAACTTCTCGGTTGTGGACTTTACAAACAAGAAGGGTTCACCAATATTGAATAAGTCCATGGATGTTCTCGAAAATGGGGACGGGTCTGCGTTCAACATCCTGTCTGTCGATCTTACGCCCAAAGAGACATACGAATTATCCGGTAAGTACATTTACCAAATTACAATTAGAGATGTGAACGGTAATGTGGAAATTCCGAGGCAAGGTCTTATGTATATCACGAACAATATCAACAAGAGCTTTATCCAGAAATAGCCGGCCCATTAGGAGGCCGGATTTATTATGCCTATTTTTCGATAAGGAGGGTCATCTATGACTACACAATACTTTTTGAACGTTGTGGCGGGCAATGTATATGCTACCGATGTTGCTACTACCCTGCCCACACAGTATTACATTGGCCTGTCTACTACAGCGCCTACTATTACTGGCACCAACGTAAGCGAACCTTCTGGCGCTGGGTACTCCCGCGTTGAACTGACTAAACTCAGCAAGCCTTCCGGCGGTGTTGTAACAAATACGGAATCTATTGATTTTCATGAGAGTACAGCAAGTTGGGGCACCGTAACCCACTTCGTAATCTATGATGCGCTCACTGGCGGCAATCTGCTGCAGTATGGGCAGCTCTCCACCCCTCGTAGCATTGAGCCAGCTACTATCATGTCTATTCCGGCGAACTACCTCAACCTGAGCGTGCAGAACCCTGTCTAATTTGAGGGGTGGCGTATGGCAAAGGACTTTGATATTTTCCTGCATCGCCACCTGACAGAGTGCGATCTTCTCATTCAGTCTATTCCTTTTCGAGACGGAATCTCTGTAACTGACCGTATGATCCTCAATGCGACGCTTCAAGGATGCAAATTGTTACGGATTGCGTCTATGCGGTCAGATATGGAACTTGCAGCAAGGCTTGACCGAATGATTAAAACCTGCTATGAGAAGCTTGGCGCATCTGTTTCAATGGATGCCTCCGTTGAACTCAGAGCTACGGATATCTTATCTATGAACAATGAGCCACTGGAACTTTCTGTTGAAAATCTTGTGACACTGGCTACTGTGCTCAACCGGGCAGAGACCGGTATGATTATGTCCGTAGAACCGTTGGTGACCAAAATTGCAAAATCGCTTGGACACATGGATGCTTCAATCATGTTGGATGCCAACGTGACAGATACGCTCAAGAGGAGCCTCATTACCCTGCGTTCAGGAATAGCCATGGACGCAGGGTTAGATAAGGACTTGAAAACAGGGCTGATACTTGATGCTAATACTGGTATGTCCATGGACGCCACGCTGGATAATCTATGTAGCCGTATAGGGTTTGATGCTGTTGCTGGCATTGAGATGACGGCAATTATCCTTGGAACAAGATTATCCCATTCTCTTGGGCGTGCCATCAGCGGTATCACCATTGATTCCAAGGTGACTGGTACGAAAGCGAGAAAATTGGAGACTGCAAATGGCATTATTCAAATCATGGCTGATATGACTCCGATTCTTATCAAGCTGATTTGCCCAGAGACTGCAGCTCTGCCGTTAGATGCTGATATTTCAGGTTCTATGCTCAAGAGATACCGCCTGTTGGATGAGATGGACGACTTCTCATTAGAGGATTTTGATGATATGACACTCGATGAGGTGGACTATGTCATTTTGGAACAATAACACTGTATTTTCAAACTATGAATCAAGCGCGGTGACATACAGAGCCGTGCGTATTATATGAGGAGGTGGCTAAAATATATGTTTTATATCAAACTGGATAGTGGTATGAATCTCGTAGTTACATCACGAGAACCACTTTATCGAGGGGATCACCTTAGCCAAAAACTCACATTCCTGATTCCAACAAAAATTGGTGATCTGGATATGGCCTCCGCAACGCTATATTTGAGCTATATTAGAGCAGATGGTACGGCAGATATTGATCTGCTGAAACGCGGAGAGGAACTTTATAACGAAAGCTACTATCAGTTCACGATGCCTGTCACAAGCAAACTGACTCGCTATGCCGGTCCTGTAACAACATTCCTGACAATCTACTCTGGCGCGTATAACAGGCCACGTATCGCCAAGAGTGGTGAGTGCATTCTGCATATTCAGGCATCTACTAATATGGACGATGTGATAACTGACCAACACCTATCCCTTATTTACAGTATGCAGAGGCAGATGGAAGATAAGGTTGAGAAAGCTGAGGCTACGCTTACTGAACGTATTGACAGAACGGACGAAGCTGTTGCGGCTAAAGCTGACAACATTGTTTTCAATGAAGAAGACAGCACGATTCAACTGGTGTCTACCGTTGAAATCAAGGATGAAGAAGGTAATCCGACCGGTGAGTTTGAAAAAATTCCGCTGGGCGACCCGATTTTTGTTCGTGCAGATACTGCTCGCGGCATTATCAATATGGAGATCAACGAAGATGGTGAACTCGTCGTTACCTTCGATGATGAGACGACACAGAACCTTGGCCTTGTTGTTGGTAAGAACGGATCTGTCTATGTCCCGCATGTCGATGAGCACAAGGTTCTCACCTTTACCATTGATAGCGAACCGGGCGAAGTGCCTGAACCCGTTGATTTGAACCCAAATGATGAATGGAGTGACATGGGAGACGGCGGGATGGACGAACCCGGCGGCGAGTCCACTTATGTGTGGGAAGATATGTAACCAAGATATAGGCGCTTAGAGAGCGTTTCTATATAGAAAAACGTTGAGGAGGTTATTGTTATGGCAAATGTAATTTTCAAGCAGGGTACTCGTGCCCAGTATGATGCCATTACCGTCAAGGACAGCAATACCCTGTACTGGCTGAGCGACACTCATGAGCTCTTCAAGGGTGAAGTGCTCTATGCCAAGGGCACCGAGGCCACCACCCTGGCGTCCGGTCTGATGTCCGCCGCAGATAAGGCCAAGCTGGATGCGCTGTCCGCTGGCGGCGCTGCTGGCCTGACTGCGGTTGACGCAAGCGTTATCCTGTCTGCTGGTGAGGATGGCACCACCATTGGTGTGCAGCTCTCCAAAGAGGAAGGCAACGCCATCGAGCTGAAAACTGACGGTCTGTTTGTTCCTGCTACTGCTGGCGGTGTGGCTATTGAGTTCGCAATCGAGGAGCAGGAGACTCCGGCGGATGGCTTCGAGAAGACCTATAAGCTGAAGCGTACCGAGGGTGAAACTTCCACCTATGTGGGCGATGATATCAACATCCCCAAGAGCGCCGTTCTGAGCGGCGGCACCTTCGGTGTTGTCGAGACCGAAGGTGTTCCTTATGAGGGCGCAGAGGTGGGCGACCCCTATGTTGACCTGACTGTGGCCGATGCAGAAGGCACACACATCTACATCCCACTGAAGGGTCTGGTCGATACCGTTGCAGCCGGTGCCGGTATTGAGGTGACCAGCAACACCGTTTCTATCAAGCTGGATACGGCGAATGCGAATGGTCTTGCTGTTGGGGCGGATGGCCTGAGTATGGCTGTCGCTACCGCTACCACCGCTGGCGCTATGAGCGCTGAGGATAAGGCTGCACTCGATACCGTTATGGCAAGCGTTGTCTGGGGCGACCTGGGCGACGAGTCTGCGAAGTAATCAAAATAAAAAGCCCGCAGTGGGATTTCCACTGCGGGTAACACGAAAGGAGGCATAAGGATGGCTAAAGTAGCATTTAAGAAAGGGCTTCTGGCAAATCTTCCCGAGGCCATTTCTGAGGGCACTTTTTACATCACTACCGATGAGCACGCCATGTACCTGGATGTAGACGGTACTACCCGTGTGCGTATCGGTGATTTTCAGGAGTTTGCCACCCTGACAGCCCTACAGGCGAATACGAATCCCAGCACAACCGCTCTATACTATGTGACTGAGCTGAATTGCCTTGCCAAGTGGGACAGCACCAAGTATGTTCAGATTAACCTGGACACTGGTGCTACCAGTGTTGAAACCACTGGTGCGGGTAACGCCCTGGACGGTGTGACCTATGACCCTGCTACCCGCAAGCTGACCTTTACCAAGGCCAAGACCTTCGTCACAGCCGCCGATGTGGACGCTCAGATTGCGGCTAAGGTGGGTGAGCTGAAGATTGGTGACGAAACCTTCGCCACCGTTAAGGCATATGTGGACAAGAAGACCGACGGCATCGCCACTGATGCTGCGTTGGAGGACTTGACCAAGCGTGTGACTACTGCAGAGGGTAAGATGGACACGCTGATTGGTGACGATGCCGACAAGTCCGCCCGCACTATCGCCAATGAGGAACTGGCAAAGCAGCTCATCCCAGAGAACGCCAAGGAATCTTTGGATACTCTGGCTGAGATTGCCGCATGGATTCAGGCACATCCAGATGACGCCACCGCCATGAATAAGGCAATTACCGACCTGGCGGCCCTGGTGGGTACTCTGCCCGAAGATGCTACCGCAACTGACGTTGTAGCGTATATCAAGGAGTACGCCGATGAAGCGATGACCTGGGGAGCATTCTAATCTCGGATAAACAAACAGCGAATAGAGGGGTGGGCCTGCGGGTCTGCCCCTTTTATCAAACTCAGACTCAAGATGAGGAGGGTTAATCTATGCTTTTCAAAATTTTGCAGGGTGATAGCTCTCGCATCTCGACAGATATCACTCCGCTCCATCCAGGTTGGTGTTACTTTACACCAGACGATGGACGACTGTATATCGATTCCGCAGATGATGATGGAAGCAATCCGAAGCGTACCTGTATCAACCCAAACAGCAGCGGAGCCAGCGTTGCAGTTAGAGGAACGCTAACAAAGAATGGTTGGGTTAGCGGCCAACAGATTTTACTTGTGAACGGCTTGCGTGCCGAACATAATGGCGTAATTGGCGTTGCTCAGGAAATTACTGACTCTCAGATGGAGGCGGCCAAAGGTGCAGAATTGTATGTGTGCAACCAAGTAGATGGCGCTCTAACGGTTGCTGTTTTCGGAGATACTCCGCAGATCGATATTCCTGTGGTCACCATCCTGCTGGCCTAAACGGGGGTGGACATATATGAGTGGAACAACAAACTATGATCTCCATTTGACAGACGACAGCACGGAGAAGTTTCGAGAATGGCGCAGAGCCATGAATGGACCGGACAATTCCAACATGGTCAAGATTGACAACATTCTTGGCATGAAAGCGGACAGCAGCGTGTGTATTTCCTGCACGCTGCTTGCTTCTGCATGGGCAGGTCTCGATTCTCCATTCGTGCAAACATTGTATGTTGATGGACTCGGCCAGTCGCAGAACGGAACAATCAATGTGGCGCAAAATGCGACTTTTGAGCAACGAAAAATGGCACGCGAAGCAATGCTCTCTGTCACTGGTCAGGCGGATGGGGAACTTATCATCTCAGCGGACGGAGAAATGCCGGATATTGATATTCCCGTCCAAATTATTCTGATCGGATAATTACATAACGGCTGCGTCATTTGGCGATCAGCTGCACGAAGATACAAGGGAGGTTTTATATGCCTATTATCTCTAATTTTCCAGGCGGCTCCGGAAGCGGTGGCGGAGGTCTGGCTTTGGCTGCCGCGACCGGCATCAAGACCGTAACATCGCATGAGAAGGTCTATATTCAGTGGACAGATCCGGAGGACCTTGTGGTGGCTGGTTCCACCCTGGCGTCCTGGGGAGGTACTCTGTTGGTGCGGAAAGCCGGTTCTATGCCCGTGAGCCGTCGTGACGGCGTTATCGTACTGGACAGCAAAACGCGTGACGCATATAAAACGGCGTATTTCTGCGACAGTGGGCTGACTGATGGAACAACCTACTACTACAAACTCTTCCCGTATACCACGGCAAATTCCTACACAGACGTTGAGGATGGTGGCTTCTCCGCCACGCCCAATCCTGTTGCGCTTGGCAACGTAAGTGGTATTAGTGCATCAGCCGCAGGCAATGGGAAAATCAGTGTGAAATGGACTGATCCGGCATCCACTGTCGTAACAGACGGTATCACTGTTGCTACATGGGCGAATACGACCATTGTGGTGAAGACCGGATCATACGCAACTAGCCCGGATGACAGCGGAGCTGATGTTGCATTCCGTCAGGTGGTGAACACACGCAATCAGTACGCAAGCAACCCACTGACTATCACAGGATTGACGAATGGGATGACCTACTACATCTCGTTCTTCCCTGCGTCCACAGATGGCGCTGTGAATACCAACACAGCCAACCGCACGACCGGTGTTCCGAACCGTCTTGTGATTAGTACCGTACCGTCTCAAAGCGGATCACTGACCTATAATACAAACCCACAAAATCCAAGCTGGAGCGGATATGATTCTACGAAGATGGTGCTGTCAGGAGAAACTGTCGGTACGAATGCTAAAACATATACCGCCACTTTTACACCGAAGGATGACTACGTTTGGTCTGGAGACACCGAGCCAAAGGCAAAAAATGTAGCCTGGACAATCGGCAAGGCGACCGGAACGATGACAATTTCCCCACTCTCAATCACACTGAATAAGACCGCTACAAGTGCCACTTTTGTTATTTCTGGTAACTTTGACGGTTCTTATTCTGTTGTGTCACAGAACACGGGAATCGCAACTGTCGCACTGGCGAGTGGAAAAACCTACCGCGTCAGCAGTGTGAATAGTGCAACAGGCAATACCACTATCAAGGTTACCTGCTCTGGTGGAAGCAACTACACTATCCCAGCCGCCCAGTCGGTAAGTGTGACAGCTAAGTTTGTAACCATTTATGGCGCATCTTGGGATGGTTCCAGTACGACAAAGTGGTCTCGTACCGACGCCTCCGCGAGCTTCACCGATCCCGTTCCTGCCGTGAACAACGGCAGCGGCAGTTCTCCTTTTGATAATTTGCTGCCATGGTCCGGGATGACAAAGAGCAATCGTACTGGCGGTGTTGTTGTTGCTATTCCTAAGTTCTGGTACAAGTGGACAAAGAGCGGAAATACACTGAAGCTCCAAATCGCAGATGGAGAAACGGACGGCTTCAAGGTATCCCCCGCTCATGCAAACAGAGGAGACGGAAAGGGTGAGCGAGATGTAGTCTATGTCGGGCGATATCATTGCGCAAGCGGTTATAAGAGCACCACTGGCGTTGCCCAACAGGTGAGTATTACCCGGTCTGCCGCACGTACAGGTATTCATAATTTGGGTGCAACCATTTGGCAGTTCGACTATGCCATGCGTGTGACCATCCAAATGCTCTATCTGGTGGAGTTCGCAGACTGGAACTCTCAGGCGAAGATCGGATATGGCTGTTCCGCAAGTGGCTCCAAGGAGAACAACGGGAAAACGGACGCTATGAAGTACCACACTGGCACCACAGCAGCTAACCGTACTACATACGGCTATACGCAGTACCGCAATATTGAGGGATTGTGGGATAACGTGTACGACTGGATGGACGGATGCTACTACAACAGCAATGGTATGTACGTTATCAATACCCCGTCTGCGTTCAGTGATTCCTCTGGTGGGTCTCTAATCGGGAAGCCGTCAAACGGCTGGCCATCTGCTATTGCGGTGTCTACCGTAAGTGGCCTTGAGTGGGCGATCTATCCTACGGCTGCAAGTGGTTCTGAGAGCACATACGTCGCGGATGGCTGGTACTATAACGCTTCCTACCCGTGCCTGTGCTGTGGGGGTTACTACAACCAGAACCAGGACCACGGGTTGTTCTGCGTGGGCTACGGCAGTGCGTCGAACACGAGCTCGAACATCGGCTGCCGCCTCCAAGAACTCCCCTAAGAGAGGGGTTTGGGGAGAACCGCAGTTCTCCCCATCCAGTAGCCAAGTAAACAATGTAAAAGGGGACGTGCGCAAGTACGTCCCCTAAATCGAATCATTCCTATTTTTAGTAAAGCAAACAAGAAGCGCATTTTATGTGCGCTACGGGATTGCCTACGCAGCAGTCGCTGGTTCATTTATTGTGCCGTCGCGGATAACTGGAACTATAACGCTTCCAACCCGTGCCTGCACTGTGGGGGTAACTACAACCAGAACCAGAACCACGGGTTGTTCTACGTGAACTACAACAACGCCAGCAACACGAACGCGAACATCGGCTGCCGCATCCTTGTTTTCGCCAGACCTCACCAGAGGTAACGGGCGAGTGCTTGGTTAGCACAATTTCGGTAGAACGGGCTCCTCACCCTTTCTATAAGGGCTGTCGTGCGTATATCGCACGGCACCCTTGGCGCGGGCAATCGCGTGCCCCTTGGCAAAGATTAACCGATAGGACATGGGTTAGTACCTCCTGTGAAAGCGGGACGTGGGAAAGCTCATGAGGTTACAAGGAGGATATTGTAACTCCTTATGAAACGTACAGCACATCTATACGAAGAACTCATTTCCCACGACAACCTGATGCTCGCACTAATTGAGGTAAACGCGAGCCACAGGTGGCTCCCTAAGCACAGGCCAAACAAAATTGTTGCATGGGTCGAGCAGGATATGGAAGCCCGTGTGAATGAGTTGAGAAAGATCATCGAACAGATCGTATACCACAAGAGACAGCTATCCAAACCAAAGCAGAAGCAGCGTTACGATAAGAGCGCAGGCAAGTGGCGCATTATCAACGAGCCGAAGCTGTGGCCCGACCAGTATATCCATCACGCACTCGTGCAGGTGCTGCAGCCTACCATGATGCGTGGGATGGACAGGCATTGCTGCGGAAGTATCAGATCGCGCGGTATCCACTACGGCAAGAAGAAAATCGAGAAGTGGATGGATACGGATGCGCGCGGAACGAAGTATTGCGAGGAACTCGACATACATCATTTCTACGACAGTATCGACCCGAAGTACATTATGGCTCGGCTCAGATGCCTTATCAAGGATTGGCGCGTGTTGAAAATCTGCGAGGAGATCCTGCGTTACGGCGTGCTGATTGGTCTTTACACATCCCAGTGGTTTGCGAATACACTCCTGCAGCCACTCGACCAACTCATTCGAGACAGCGGATTCTGTACTCACTATCTCAGATATATGGATAACTTTACCATATTCGGGAGCAACAAGAGGAAACTCCACAAGCTGAGAAAGCTAATTGAAGAATGGCTTGCAGAGGTCAATCTGTCGTTGAAGGAGAACTGGCAGGTGTTCCCGACTAAGAGCCGTATGCCATGCGCGCTTGGATACAGATTCGGTAGAGGCTATACCTTACTTAAGAAAAGGAACCTGTTCCGGTTGAAGCGGAAGCTCAACGAGTATTACAGGCGCCGGCGGAAGCACAGGAAGATCTCTGCAAAAATGGCAACAGGTCTGATCTCAAGGCTTGGTCAACTCAAGCATTGCAGCAATAAGAATGTCTATGAAAAGATCTATCACGGCAAGGTTCAAAGAGAACTGAAGCAAGTGATTCGAAATGATATGCGAAAGGAGCGATTAACGTGGAGTATGTATTTGGAACAAACAGCTATAGCGGCGTAGAGACTCTGCGTACAAAGGGGAGCGAGCACACAAATTTCGATGGGTTCGTTGAGACGGTGCAGGAGTTCGATGACAGCACCATCACAGATACCTTCCATGTTGTCAGCAAGACAAAGTCCGATGATGACGCAGAAGGTAACTGCTATGACTGGTACATCATTGACAAACACAACCGTGTCATCGACAAGACCAAGCGCCTGAAGGCGAACATCGACGTGCTTGCCGCGACAATTCTGGAGGGGTAACAATGACAATGAAGATGGACAAGAATGATGTGGCGCGCCTGTATGAGAATCGTATGATCTCTGCCGTCGGCGTGCTGAACGCGATCCGCAGCAAGTGGATCACCACCGAGGATGCGGTTGAAATCCTTGGGTCAGACAATGCACTCAGCGTCATCAGATCCGCGAAGCTCCAGGAAATCTCAGAGGCGTGCAACAATACAATCGTTGCCGGCATCGACGTGGTGATCGGCGACCGGACTGATCACTTCAACCTCGCTCTGGAGGATCAGAGCAACATCAATAACTTGTTCCGCGTCGTGGAGCTGGGCGGTACTGAGTACCCATACCAGGCAGACGACGGGACATGTACCGTGTATAGCAAGCAGGAAATCGTTCAGATCTATATCGCCGCCCAGACTCACATCACGGTCAACACCGCGTACCACAATGCGCTCAAGGCGTATCTGCTGTCTCTGGAGGACACCGATGTGATCGGCGCAATCGAGTATGGTATGGAGCTTCCTGCGCCATACGCCGAGGAGTTGGCTACCAAGCTGGGTGTCGCCGAGAATCAGATGCAGATGATCGTGGCGAAGCTGAGCGAGGTGGGATAACTATGCACACCAAACTGGTGGAGATACTTTCGGATATCTGCATCAGGCAGGCGTCTGTCATCAAAGACCAAGCATTTGCTCTCGCTGCACTGGGAGCGGAAGTACGAGAGGACGAGGCGGCTGCTTTGCGCGACCTCCTCCGTTCTCTGATTGGAGATTGGAGTGATGATGATGGAAAAGAGTAAGCTGAGCAAGTGGGTGCTTTCCGGGCTTCTGTGGGTGTTCGGCGGCACCCTCTACTTCTATATGGAGGTTATGTGGAAGACGCTGAACAGCAGACCAGAGTCAATCAGTTGGACGATGCTGACACTGGCGATGATCCTGTGCATCCCTCTTGAACGATTCGGGAGTGAACTGCCATGGAACTGCCCACTGCTTTTGCAGGCGTCCATCTGTACTGTAGCAATCACAGCAACCGAGTTTATCGCCGGGTGCATCCTGAACCTCTGGCTCGGCCTGGGGATTTGGGACTACTCAAACGTCCCGTTCAATATCCTTGGGCAAGTGTGCTTGGCGTTCTCCGGCGTATGGTTTGCGCTGTCGATCTTTGCAATCATTCTGTTTGACTGGATACGGTACATCGTGGAGGGCGGAGAGAAACCGCATTATCGCATTGTATGAAAGGGAAATAAATGCCAAAATTCAACATCAATAAACTTCGGTCTGCTGGCCTGAGATACCTTGCCGCAGACACAGACGGTCAGATGTGGGCGTATGAAGCAATGCCCGTACGAGAAGATGGGCATTGGAGGCTGTCAGACAAACATATGTGCCCATCTGATTACGGTGAAGCATACCTGGAACATTGGAGAAAGGTAATGCGATGGAGGTGGAAGGGCAGGGAGTTCTGTCTTCCAGTCTATGATACGCCCGTCAAGCTGACATCCGATGACGACCCATATGACATTGTTCAACATGGGCTCGTGGATGGGAAAGACCTTAAGGCTTGGCCGGAGTTTATATAGAAGTCGTATTTTATTCAGCCTCGGCGGTGTGTCCTGCCAGGGCTGTTCTTGAAAGGAGGGGGACCTGATGGGAAGAAAGACGACTCGGAGTATGGCTGCTACGCCTGAGAAGCTGGCAGAGGTTAACCCAGAGAACATGCGGCTTAAGAAAGAATTTCTTGGCTACCTGAAATCTCTGAGCCGATCCAGCGAGACAATCAAGGTCTATGACTCCGACCTCAACATTTTCTTCTGCTGGGCGGTGGACAATGCCGCTAACAAGTTCTTCGTGGATGTGAGCAAGAGAGACATCGTGGCGTTCCAGAACTACATGCTGGAAGCCGGCTGCTCCGCTGCAAGGGTGCGGCACCTGAAAGCCGCGCTGTCATCTCTGTCCAACTATATCGAGAACATTCTCGATGACGAGTTCCCGAACTTCCGGCCCATCATCCGTAAGATCGAGAACCCAGCCAATGAGGCGGTGCGTGAGAAAACCGTACTCACCAAAGAGCAGGTTCAGTCCTGCCTGGATCATCTGGTCGAGCATAAAAAATTCAAACAGGCGTGCTTCTTTGCTTTGGCTGCCTACTCTGGCAGACGCAAGGCGGAGCTTGCACGCTTCAAGGTAACGTACTTCGACGACGCCAATATTATTTGCGGGTCGCTCTATAAGACGCCTGAGAAAATCAGGACAAAGGGTCATGGGAGAAACGGCAAGATGCTGACCTGCTATACGCTGTCCAAGCCGTTCAAGCCCTATTTCGATCTGTGGATGGAGGAAAGGAAGCGCCTCGGTATCGAGAGCGAATGGCTGTTCCCAGATGTGCATGACACTACAAAGCCTATCGGGGTATCAACAATGAACAGCTACGCAAACAGCTTCTCCCGGATCATGGGCGTTCCATTCTACATGCACGCCCTCCGACACTTCATGACATCTGAACTGGCGAGAGCTAACCTGCCTGACTCCGCAATCCAGATGCTGATCGGATGGGATAGCGCAGATATGGTTGGCGTGTATAAGGACATTGACGCTGACGAGGAGTTCAGCAAGTATTTCAAAGACGGTGAGATCGTAGCGCAGAAGGCTACGAGTATTGAAGACCTATAGGGAGGTGGGTTCATGGCTATGAGTTTTACACCGAGACTGACCCGCCCAGAAGCGGGTAACAAATACTACATCACAAAGGCTGCCGGCGGATACTCGTCCGCTATCAAAGGTAGCCCAACCGACGCACACTGTGATGTCCTGTCGAACTGCGTAGGGTACGCATACGGCAGATTCAATGAAATCGCCGGAGAGGGTGCCTGTAAGTATCTGAGCCCAACCAATGCGGAGAACTTCATCCAGTATGCGGGTGGGCTTGAAGTCGGTCAGACACCCAGGCTCGGCGCATGTATGGTCTGGCAGAAAGGCGCGACGCTGAAAGGATCTGACGGCGCAGGACATGTCGCTATCGTGGAGCAGATCATCAGCCCCACTGAAATCATCACATCCGAGAGCGGATGGAAAGCCAAGAAACCATTCTGGACTCAGAACAGGAAGAAGGGCAACGGGAACTGGGGACAAGGCAGCGCTTACAAATTCCTTGGCTTCATCTACAACCCCGCTGTCAATGTTGTATCGACAGAGAAAGGAGATGGTGTGACGATGAAGTACACTTCTGCGAACCCACCCATGCAATGCTTCATGCGGCAGAGTACCTGGTATCGCGAAGCAGGCAAGACTACCATCAAGGGCGTACTGTGGCATTCAACAGGGGCCAACAACAAGACCGTGAAGCGCTACGTCCAGCCTGACGACAATGCTCCAGACCGGGAGAAGATACTTGAGATCATCGGTGTCAACAAGAACGGCAATGATTGGAACCATCAGAAGCTGAAGAAGGGTGTCCACGCTTTCATCGGTACACTCGCTAATGGGGATGTGGCGGCTGTTCATGTCGGCCCGTGGGATAAGAAAGCATGGGGTTGTGGTTCAGGGAGCAAGGGTTCCTGCAATAACGGCTGGATTCAGTTTGAAATCTGTGAGGACAATCTGAATGACCCTGTGTACTTCGAGAAAGTGTACCGTGAGGCGGTGGAGCTGACAGCTTATCTGTGCAAGCTCTACAATCTCAACCCACATGGGACTGTTACATATTGCGGTGTCAAGGTTCCTGTCATTCTGTGTCATCAGGACAGCTACCAGCTTGGGCTTGGTTCCCCCCACTCCGATGTGCTTCACTGGTTCCCGAAGTATGGGAAGAGTATGCAGACTGTTCGTGACGATGTTGCCGCATTGCTTGCGGGATCGAATGACAATACAGGGGAGGATGAAGATATGGATAATGCACGTTTCAAAGAACTTTTCAATAATATGCGTTCTGAATGGCAGGACAATGACTGCGGGTCTTGGAGCCAGGAAGCCCGTGACTGGGCGACAAGCACCGGCCTGATTGCCGGTGGCGGGAAGATGCCGGATGGCACTCCCAACTATATGTGGGCTGACATGCTGACCCGTGAGCAGGCTGCTGCTCTGTTCTACCGGTTCGCTCAGATGATGGGTAAGGTGTAATACCATGACCATCAAGATTGAGCGCGGGAGGAAGAAGCCCAGGCGGCGTAAGAAGAAGCGTCCAAGCATCGGGTTCACCAACCGGCTCGCTCTCTACCTCATGATGTTCCTGTTGGCGGGTCTTGTTGGTGGGTTCATCCTCGCTTGGAGGAGTATTGAGTTCCAGTATATGGGCGCTCTCGCGTGCTTCACCGTGGTGTTTACCCCGGTGGGTACGGCAATCGGTATCGTGCTGAACAGCATCGTACATAAGAGCGACCATGAGAACACCGGCGCTGACGGTGAGGGAATCAAGTTCGCCGCTGCAAAGGCGACAGGATTCGTACAGGATGATGTGGTAGAGGACAGCCCTGCAATATAACTTAGGAGGAAACGAATATGGAACACTATATGCAGCTTATTGTTTCTATCCTCGCAGGTCTGGCGACCGCTATTCCTCTGGCTATCAAGCTGGTGGAGTATGTCCGTAAGGCCGTGAAGGAAAAGAATTGGCCAGAGGTTGTAAGCCTTGTTATCGAACTGATGTCAGAGGTTGAGGGTAAGATGGAAGTCGGGGCGGATAAGAAAACGTACGTCCTGGCGGTGTTGAAAGCCTCTGCTGATACTATCGACTATGACCTGGATGAAAACGATTATAAGAAAATCGGGGATCTTATCGACAGTATGTGCGACATGAGTAAAGTTCTGAATGCGAACAAGTCTGCTGCCGCTAACGGAAAGAAGGAGACAATGTAACTTTCAGGAGGTATGCAACATGAATCTCGGAGAAATCGCCGGGTGGAGTGGGGGTGCATTGCTCTTGCTCCTCACGTTTGTCCAGATTGCACCAATCAAGATTAACCCGTGGTCTGCTATCGTGCAGAGCATCGGGAAGGCACTCAATGGGGATGTGCTAAAGAAGCTGGATGTTCTTGAGGAAGGCCAGTTAGAAACCAGGAAGCGTTTGGATAAACATATCCGGATCGACGATGATCGCAATGCAGATACACATCGTTCCCGGATCTTACATTTCAACACGGAACTGCTCCGTGGTAATAAGCACACGCGGGAAGACTTTATCGAAGCTCTTGCGGAGATTGACTTTTACGAACGATACTGTCGGGAACATCCAGACTATGAGAACAACCGCGCAGTTCTCGCCATCGAGAACATAGAACGTGTGTATAAGAAACTTATGGAGAACGGCGGGTTCTTGCAAGAGACCTAAAATTTGGGGGTCACCTTTTACGAGGTGGCTCCCATTTTTTTGCGAAAAAAAATAAGGCAGGACTGAATGACTCAGCCTGCCTTACTCTGGTTGCCTACTTATAACAGCGCTCCATGCACTGGAACGATCTTATAAATGGGCACAACTATGTAATCACTCATGCCTCTGATGAGTGACCCAAATCTGTGTTGGTGTTGTATGAGACTCTCCCCTCTGGACGACACAAAGTTGACACAGTTTTTGACACAGATTTGCATGGAATTATGGGGAGCTTTGTGGATTTACATATCTGAAATGTTTTGAAAAACGAGATATGTTGGGCTTTATTGAGCTATATGTGGGTATGAAAAGTTCGGAAGTCCCACGATGCCAAGTTTCATAGTTAACTTCAGCTCCTTCAAAAGTCCTGATTTTTCAAGGGGTTCGGGGTTCTGTCATTCGGTGTTGACACAGAATTGACACAGTTTTGACACAGTTTCATAGTGAGACCGTCTGTCTGTGCTGCTCGAACTGCCTGACCCCGGCTGCCAAAGACTCGTCTGTGACATGGACGTATCTGTCCATGGTGGTCTTGATGCTGGCATGTCCCAAAAGTTTTTGAAGGGTCTTGGGCTGCATACCAGACTCGATGCAGCGCGTGGCATAGGTGTGCCTGAGCGCGTGCATACAGAACCGTGCGATACCGTTTTCATCACAGACTTTATAGATGTGCGTGTCGTAGCTGCTGTTCTTTGTCGGCATCCCTGTGCGGAAGTTCAAAAACACCAGCTCCGCCATAGCAAACTCTCTCTCGTCGCCTGTGCGCCGGTCGATGTACGTCAGCCGTTCTGACAGGGACGGAGACTGCTTGCGAAATTCTTTTGTGGCTTGGACGGCTCTTAGGATGTCATAGGCTCGATCTGTCATCGGAAGTGTGCGGTAGCTTGCTACGGTCTTGGGCGGCCCAGCTCTCCATTGCCCCTGCTTGTGACGGTACTCCAGCGTCTTGTTGACTGTGAGCGTGCGCTTCTCCCAGTCGATTGCGTCCCACGTCAGACCAATCATCTCACCGGTACGGAGTCCAGTCTCCAGAACGAGAGCATACTGGAAGTAGTTGTGGGTACTCCTGCACGCCTCCAGGAACCTGTCCTGTTCTTCCACAGTCAGGAAGTGAATGTCGTCTACGGCGCGGACAGGCTTCGTATAACGTACCCCGTCCATAGGATGCGCACTGATCATCCCATTCATCTTTGCCGCCTTGAACATAGACCCCATAGCGATGTACGTCTGACGGATAGTTGATCCTGCATAGTCGGCTTCCATCCGGTTGAGTATCATCTTGCAGTGCATGGGTTTGACATCTGACAGCTTCATTGCGCCGATGACTTCCTTGATGTTGTGACAGTACCGTTCCCTATAGTTCCGCTTCGTGTTTGGTGACAGACCGCCGAGGAGTTGGTCATGCCAAAACGAAAACCACTCGTCTACCGTCATGCTGCTTGAGACAACGGGCGTCCCATGTTTCTCCTTATACTTAACTTCCTCTAACCAGTTGCGAGCGTCTGGGAGGGAGCGGAAGTATTTCTCAAACAGTCCACCCGTCTTGCTCTCGTACCTTACATAATAGCGCCCATCCTTTCTCTGACATATTCCTTTGCCACATTCTTTGCCTTTAAGGTTTTTGCCCATTTTAGAAACTCCTTCCCGGCGAACGAGGGAAGAGTCTCATACAACGAATTGTATTGTAGCATATCGGACATTTTTTCTCAAGAGTCAAATCATCAACTTATCACTGATGAATTGCTCAAACTCCCTCCTCTTCACCAGTTTTTTCGTGCCAACAAATAGGACGAACGGGCATTCAGGTTTCTTCAACATGCTGTCGATCTTGTTGATCCCTATGTTGCTGTACTCTGATGCTTCGCGGATCGTCAACGCTAACTTGAGATTGATTGGCACCTTCTCTTCATGATCCATTACCTTCCTCCTATGTAGCAGCAGAGCTGCCGTCGTCTAAGACAGCAGCCCTGCTTTTGCGATAGTGCTTCATCAACGGCCCGTAGAGCCCATACCGCCGTCCCTGACGGCCTTTGCGTCGTCGTTGTATGTAATCCCATACGGGATAAAGATCGCCTGCATAAAGCCATCTCCGGCGTTTACACACAGGGTTTTGTTCTCCCGTGTGTCGTTGGTAATCTTGATGAAGATGTGACCCTCATTCGAGGAGCCGTAGTAATCTTCATCGATCACGCCCACCGTGTTGTCAAGTTGAATGCGGTACTTGAACCCCATGCCGCTGCGCGGGAGGGCGGCGAGCCACCACCCGGAATCGATCTTCACACGGATACCTGTCGGCACCTTGATCGTACAGCCCGGCGCCAAGTCAAACCTGATTGGTGACTTGAAGTCGTATCCAGCCGACCCTGACGTTGCCCTTGTCGGCAGCTCAATGCCGTCGTACAAATCACGGATAACACTGTCATCCATGCTGAAGCAGTCTTTGATGGCGGTATAGAACTGCTCATAGCTTACCTTTTCAAACTTACCTACTCGCTCCATTGTCTTCCTCCATGTATTCTATGTGTGCCGTGCTAAGGCGAAACACTGTATCGTGAGGGAGTTGCTTCACATACAGTATGCGATGGAACCTGTGCCCTCTGATATTGTTAATGGACGCGCTTATGAACTTGATATAGCTCCCATTATTGAACGTGATGAACTGGTCATTCGACCTGTTGATATGCCCGTCAACAGCGGAGAGCATTTCGATATCTTCTTTGATCAGGTCGTATGCTTCTGCGCAGGCACACTTCGCGTCCGCGATAGTACGTGTGACTATACCAACATGGTATCCTGGTTTGTTCACACACGTCCTGATTGCCTTGAGCAAATCAAGGAAGCTGTATTCCGCTATCATTTATCCATCATCTTCTTGATGACATGGTAGATGACATTGCCAAGGAGCGCGCCGGCTGTAGCAGTCAGGAGCGTTTCCAGCGGAGACACCACGATGACGCTATCCAGGTCAACACCATACTCCACACCGTCTTCACCCTCATTGTATACAGTAGTGGTACAGGGCGGCGTCGGGTCACTAAAGGAAGTGACAGAGTGGATCTTTGTCACCCTGCCGTTCTCGTTGTATTGGTACTCAGTATCCGTGGTAGTTGTCGGTTGTACGATACACATATCAGTTCTCCTTTTTTTACACAATCCCATAGCTCCCGTATGGGCATTTTACTCTTCTCAGGATGTCGCTCGCGAGAGTGTCATAATCCTCTTTGCAGCCATCGTATTGCGCGCAAACAACACCATGGTCGTCCAGGAACGCGTGCATTACGTTGGACAGTTCGTCACTCTCGGCTTCAGTCTGGAACCGGCCAGACGGGTTGTAGGGCTTTACCCTATTGATGAAAACATTCATGGAGTCGTAGGAGTTGAACACCTTCATGATCAGCGCGTCGAACTCCTTGCCAAGAACTTCATCATTTGCGTAGAAACTTGACAGCAGAATTGGAGAGTCGGTGATGACCACATCCACTTTACCTTGGACACGGCTGATGCGGAAATACTGCTTACCGAAGATATATGCTTGGTTTTGGAATACGGCCTTACTTTCCTCCCACACTTTGTCCTTTGCGAACTCAGTTACCAGTTCTGCATTGATGCCGGCCATTTTGAGCTTGGAGAATATGTAGGCCGCGCCGGTTGATTTGCCGGCGCCGGGAGCGCCAAAAAGATTTACAACAAGCATTTGTCTGCCCTCTTTCTTCATTTCGTTTTCACATACAGCCCACAGTGGCATGTGCCACTTTCCATCTCACGGAACTCTCTGCACATACACTTGGTGTCATCTGTTCTCACCAAAGAGCATGGGCAGTATCCTCCGTTTTCCTTGAGCTGTTTACGAATCTCCTCCACAAGTTTGCTGTCTGTGTTAACTCTGATACTCATGGCAATCCTCACTCTTTCCCGTAATTTTCTCCTTCAGCCGCAGCCTTCTCCATCTCGTTGCGAAGTTTGTCACGGTAATACTGATGGATGCCCATCTCTCCGTATCTCTCTGCTTCGATATCGACCCACGATTTTGCTGTCAGATGTATGATTCCCTTTTTCTCCACGTTGTCCATATAGGAAGACGCGATGATATACGGGTAGTACGGTACGCAATCCGCACGGCAACGGAGCTCAAGCGGTTCGCGGCTGTCGCCTACATACACCTTGCTGTTTAAGATACAGTCAAGACCGAAGATATCAATCTCATCGAAGAAGTCACACTTACCTGAGAACCCGCTCATGATTTTCACCCCTTATATTCGTTATGAAATTCGCTCTGCGTACTGGTTGTCACTGGCGAGAGTTACCCCCAGTATCTCGTCATATCTGCTTTGCCTGTTTGGGATGTAACGACCAAACTTGATGATGATATTATTGAACCCCTTGAGAACATCGAGCGCGTCTTTGATCTCGTCAGGGTAGTATCCGGTGTAAATCACCACGTCGTCGTCACACATAAACTCTGTGCGTAGCAGATATATGAAATGCTGAAGTTCCTCGAATTGCTCGAAAGGTTCCAACCCTCCAAATATGACTGCGTGTGTTACCGGGTTATTGATGTACCGTTTGCACAGGTCACGATCGTCTAAAAAGACGGGGGCGCGTGAGCGCCACCCGTCATTTTGACATACCGACAGAGGGATACCGGCTTCGATACAGCACTTCCCTCCGCAGGAGATTGTGCCGATAAACATAGCCGGGGTGTGGTAATCATCAAACCTTTCGTCGATGACTGTCTTCATCCTCATTAGAGCTGCACCCTATCTGAGAACTCAGCCTTCTTCCCGCGATTGAAGTTGTCCACATCGCGGAGATAGCCTGTGATACGCTGGTACTTTCTGAGCCGCTTCTTGCAGTACGGGCATTTGTCAACCCTCTCCGCAATATAGCCGTGGTCGTCGCAGTACCGTGAGATGGGGGACAGACTCATGTACGGAACCTTATAATTCTCGCACATCGCCTTCACGATAGCCTTCGCCTGTTCACCGCTGATTGCACCGTTCTCCCAGATGTGGATGACAGTGCCGCCGGTGAACTGAGTCTGCAGTTCCTCCTGGTGCTTGAAGGTGCTATCGATACCCTCAATCAGTTTGACGGGGATGTGACAGCTATTGGTATAGTAGCAGTCGAGGCCGCTGCCCTGTGTGATGATGTCCGGGTAGAGCTTACGGTCAGCCAACGCGAAGCGGTAGCAGGTGGACTCAGCCGGCGTTGCTTCATAGTTGTAGAGGTGACCGGTTTCCTCCTGGTAGGCCAGCAGGCGGTTGCGAATGTGGTCGCCCACCTCGACACAGAACTGCTTGGCGTCAGGATCGAGGATGTTCTTGCCCATGAAGTTCTCACACATCTCGTTCATGCCACACACACCGATGGTGGAGAAGTGGTTATTGATGGTGCCAACATACTCCATGTACGCCGGGATCATATGCGTGTCGATGATCTCCGTCTGGAGCCACTGGCGCTTGATCTCAAGGCTGTCCCTTGCGATGTCAAGATACTTGTCCAGCTCCTTGAAGAACGACTCCTTGTTCCCCTTGTTCTCGTACCCGAGCCTTGGGAGATTCAGAGTCACGACGCCGATTGACCCAGTGGAGTCGCCGGCGCCAAACAGGCCACCGTTGCGGTGGCGCAGCTCAGACAGGTCAAGCCGCAGACGGCAGCACATAGAGCGCACGTCAGAGATATCCAGGTCGCTGTTGATGAAGTTCGCAAAGTACGGGGTGCCGTACTTGCCGGCCATCTCCCACAGCATTTCGTTGTTCGGGTTCTCCCAGTCGAAGCGCTCGTGAATGTTGTATGTCGGGATGGGGTAGGCGAACAGCTTCCCATCCGCGTCACCGTTCAGCATGATCTCGAAGAAGACACGGTTGAGCAGATCCATCTCCTGCTGACATGATCCATACGTGAAGCTCTGGAGCTTGCCGCCCACGATGACATACTCGTCAAGCATGTCCCTTGGCGGGGTCAGGTCAAAGGTGATATTAGAAAACGCCGGCTCTGCGCCGGCGCGGCTGTTGGAGTTGATACTGAAAATGAAGTTCTGCATGGACTGCTTCACTTCATCGTATCCGATCTTGTCCGCCTTGATAAACGGGGCGAGCAGAGTATCGAACCCGTTCAGTGCAACGGCGCCCATGATCTCGTTCTGGAAGATGGTCACCAGATTTGCAATCTGATTGAGTACGGAGTCGAAGTGCTTCGCCGGCGCTGAGGTCGGAACGCTCGGGATGTGCCGCACACCCTTGAGCAGGATATCCTTGAGGGAGTAACCCACACAATAGAGCGTCAGGCCGCCCAGGTCATGAATGTGGATATGCCCATCGACATATGCCTGCGCGATGTATTCGGGGTACACCTCACGAAGCCAGTAGTCCTTACTAACCTCTGAGCCGATGTACTTGTTCATCGCGCCGAAGCTGTATGGTGCGTTGGAGTTTTCCTTAACTCTCCAGTCCTTCTTCTCCAGATAGGACTCAACAATGTTCTTGCTACTTTTCATCTGATGCCTCCTTATATGTATTTGCCCAGTTGATTGCTGCGCCGCAATCATAAAGCTGCCCATCCACAGACAGCACCGGGACTTTTGTAATTCCAAGAGAGAGCATCTTTTCGACGGAGGTTTCCTCCGTGTATTGGATCTTCTTCTCGTCCAGCAATGCTTTGAGCGCCCTACAGTTTGGACACCCAGTGGTATACATCGTGACCACCTTGTATCACCTACCTCTCGTTCGCGATCTTGCAGACCTCGATATATGCTTCATCCCAGTTCATGACCCTGACAGAGCCAAGCACAGATGCGTCTATACCGCGATTGTGTATCGCGTCCATCAGGATCTTCCTGTATGAGCCGCCGTAATGGTTGTGAACGCCATCATCAATCAGCACATCGCCATTGATAAGCTGCTTACGACTGGTGACGATCACATCGTCCCACGTCAGGAAAGGGAAGTATTTGAACAATACCTTCTCCGCCTTTGCTCTGATGGTGACATAGGTAGAGGCGGTCACAATCAGAACATCGTGACCGTCCTCGATCATCTTCTGTAAAGCCTCCACTGCGCCGTCGATAGGCTTGACCCAATCCCAGAAGTCATCTTCGAGCAGAGGCGCGTAGACTTGCTCCCTGGTAAGCGTTGGGAATGCCTTGGACACATCCCACTGATTCACGGCTTCGTACGGTACGTTGGTCCCGTACTTCCACTTCAGGTACTGACACCATGCGAGGGACAGACCCTCTATCGTGTCGTCCATATCAACAAGCACAGTCAGCTTCCGCATAGCTTACACCCTGTTGCTCTCTTTATGAGCCGTCATATAGTCGTCAATCGTTATCTGATTCGGATCAACATACGGCTCGTCCTGTTCTTCCTGGTGTGATTTGCTGAGATAGTGCGGCATATCGTCAAACTGCGTCTGACCAAGTTCTTCGTGGTGGATGATCGCAAGGATGTTCCATGCGGCGGCAGACAGGTGGTCTTCATCGTCCATGCCCATAATGAACTTGTCAATATGCCGCTTCGCGGAGTCTATGTATCGGGAGAACGGCATACCCTTCTCCCAGTTGCGGTCAGCATACTTCCGGCTGCCGGCCTCATACCACATGGCAAGGCGCCTCATACCGAATGGCGTAATCAGATCATACCGACCTTTCTTGGTAGACGGTTCGCGAATCGCCATGCCTTCGCCGTATGTCATACGCTCTCCACCATCATTGATCTTCTCATCCGTATAGCTCATTTTGTTTCACCCTTTCTCGGCATCAGGCCGCATGTCTTCCTCTCCTTGCAGAAGCCAACGTACTTACACTTCGGCATGAAGTAGTTGTCCACAACGTATGCCCACTCGGGCGAGTATGCGTGGAGTGCGTCACGCACATCACCAAAGAGTCCTCTGAACTCATGGTATGCCCGTGAACACAGCCTCTGGTGTGACATATCAATCAGATTGCGGAGGTTGTGTTTGCATACGATCTTCGTGGTCATACCAAGCGGAAGACCAAGAGCGGAGTCCTCACGGGGGACACCGGCCTTCTCCAGATCCTTCAGACCGTACGCAATATCAGCCATGAGGCCAGCATAGATATCGCTTGCCACGGGGTTGTTCTGGATACTCGGTGGTGTTACGAAGTCAAACCCATGCTCGTAGTCGATATAGCGTGTGCTTGCCTGCAGCCTGGTTGGAGCTCCGCCGACGTGCGTATACCACTCGCGGATGACCCTTGCGGAGTATCCGTCAAGGATCATATACACATCAGGGAACTCAAACGTTCTGCCATGCTCGCTTTCGAGGCAATCAAGGCCGCGCTTGTAGTTCTTCTCCTGGTTGGTGATGTCTGCACCCCAGCAGACACCGGCTTCCTCACCAATCATTGAGATCGGAGAGTGATATGTAAATCGCTGAATTGTTACTGTTCCCATTCAATTCCTCAACTTTCATATGGTGAGGGGAGACTATAATCCCATGTGGAGTAGTTCCCCTTGTAGGCATTACGGAAATGGTTGTGAGTACCATCTCCATGGAAATAGGTATAGTCTTTTGGCAGCACTCTGCCGACTGACACCTCTCCGTTTCTCTCTGCATTCCACCTTGAAAGTACATCCAGAGCGAGATCATATAGATCGTCTCTGACCGGGGTATCACTGACGTACGCAAACTGGTTAGGGGCAGTCATGACATAGGTGATCGTGTCACCATCAAATTCATCACTGTCCACGCGATTGCAGACGCACCATGCAACACATGCTTTCTCCGTGTCGCTTGGAATACCACCGCACTCGCGATACAGCAGCTTCGCCATCATGACGACTTCTTCCTCGGTGTAGTACATGATTTCCGTTTCTTCCTCGATGCCAGCACTGGCTACATCGTTTTCTTTTATTTCATACGTTGGCCTTGCTTCTTCCACCGGACGTGCCGTATGCCTGAACATCGTTGGTGCTGCAGAGGTAGCCGGCACAGCCGACGCTGTATCGCGTACCATATTGCATCCAGCGCTGATCATAACGGACGCAGTCCATATAGCAGTGATCAATAGCAACGTAATAAAAATCAAAGAGCGTTTCATAGAGTACCTCCAATTACTACGGCAGCGAAAAAGACGACGCCGAAGCGCCGTCCATTCGCTGTATCGTAGCTTACTTGATGTTATGAGCAGCTTTACTCCATAGCGTTCAGGATATCCATAAAGCTGCTCTCGTCGATCTCGTCCGGTTCCTCATCTGGTTTCTTTGCGTCATATGTATCAATCTTGAACGACACGCTGCTTGCTGATTGCCACTGTTGCGGTGTGTATCCTGCGGTGGTTGAGCTCATATATGGGCTCTGTACCCACCACGCATCGTAACCAGAATCGTATGTTCCATCGAACATCGGAGGACCTGGGACGAGGTAGAACTTGTCCTGCTCTACGCCTTCAGATAAGACGATTGGTATACCGTTGTATCGTGCGATAGACCCATCTCCGACCACGCCGCCTTCCGCGAGGTCGCTTGTGTTTGATACCATAGCCCGTGCTGTATCAGGGTGCATGACGATTCTATTCGGGATTCGACCTGATTGCGCGGTCATGATATCTACCATCCGGCTTAGTTCTTGCTCAAAGTCCATTCTTCCTAACCCTCTATTGGTGAGATCCGACAGCTTGGAAGGATGTGCTCTTTCATCAGCTTATCAAAGCATTCACAGCACAGGTCGAGGTTGATTACCTCGCCGTCGAACTCGCTTCCATATCCAACATGATGGTGAAACCCAAATTTCTCTTGTGTATCCCACATGTCGAAATCCTTCCCGCACATATTACATACCAGCTTTGTCATTCCATCTCATCCCTTTCTTCCATAGTGTTTCTTACGCAACTACCGACATACGCCACTCTTCCATACTGTGGCATATCTCTGGGCGGGCGTACTCAGGCAGGTTGACCGCTGTGATCAAACCAGCAAGGTCTGGACATACTGCGTTCCCGCACTTCTCCATCTGCTCGGCGTTGGTCATCTTCCTGCCCTCGTAGTCTTCCGCGAACATGTAGTCAGGAGCGAAGCCCATAGCGCGGTACGCCTCTTTCGCCTTCAGCATCCGCAGGCCGATATCGGTCAGGAAATACCAATCCCCATCAATCATTCTCAGAAGGACTTCATCATCCTTCAGGTCGTAACCAGCCCACTTATTCAGCATGGCTCGTATCTCAGGCCAACGTCCCATATTCACGCCATCCCGATACTTTGCCACCATCGTATGTATCACAGCAAACTCACCGGCGGATGCCGTCACAGTCTGCAAAGGCTGAGACAGGTGCTGCCCTATGTTGTCGCCCTTGAACTTGCACACATGGGCGAGAACGAGACCTTCTCTATCCCGAGCCGTCACAGTATGAAGCGGCTCACGGATATCCTGTCCATGGTCGTCGTTCCCATAATACTTGGTCAGGATAGGAACCACGACGCCATAGCGATTAGATGCGTCCAGGGTCATGATAGGCTCATTGACACCCTGACCACGGACTTTCTCAGACTGCTCTGTATGATACTGAGCGAGGTATGGTGTCTTCACTCCATCGGACGAACGCACGACATATATGTCGTTGGACTTCAGGATGAACTTGTCCAGTCCTCTGGTGATACGCCTCATGGTATTATCCTTGAGAGGACGTACGGCACGTATGGAATATCGCTCCATAATCTCCTGCTTCGTATCAAAGATACTTGGCGCCGGAATGTCGTAGTCAAGGATGTCGGCAACCTGACGCCACGGCTCAAGCTCCCCGTGCAGGACGGCTTCACTGTCACGCTTCGCGTGTGTCTGCTTCGGCCAGACGATAGGCTTCCCATCACAGCGGAACACACCGAAGAATCTTGTGCGTGTGGTATACACACCGTAGTCTGCCGCGCATAGCTCACGCCACTCCATCTTGTACCCAAGACCATGAATCAGCTTCTGAGCTTCATCACCCCTTGGGTCGATGTGTAGAAACTCACAGCACTCATATAGCGCCGGATGGTCTGGCTCGATACCGGTGGTCAGGATTTTCACAAACCCGTCAAAGGTTTCTCCAGCCCGTGACTGGTCGGGGTACTGTTTGCCGTCGCGTTCAATGAGCGGTCCCCATGTCCTGATTTCTGGTACGTTCTCCATAGCCATGACCCTCGGCCTTACGCTGAGCGCCCACTTCACAAGCACCCATGACAGGCCACGGATCTCTTTCTTCACAGGGGTTCCGCCACGGGCACGGGAGAAGTGAGTACAGTCTGGTGAGAACCACGCGAACCCCATAGGGTAGCCGCCACAGAACTCCTTCGGATCAACGGCAAACATATCCTCTTTGTAGTGTTCCGTGAACGGGTGGTTGGTCTTGTGCATCCTGATGGCGGCGAGGTCGTGGTTGACCGCGCCTACCACAGGGATAGTCGTGTACCGGACGATGCCGTCCGTGCTTCCTCCGCCTCCGCAGAAAAACACGCCGGCTACCTCGTCCGTCTTAATCTTTGCTCCGTATATGGTTGCCACCTCCGGTTATCTTATTGTGACACGCAGCTCTACTGTCCTGCCATCTTTCAGCGTCCACTCATACCCGCTTGACGTTGCCTTTGAACAACTGATTCCTCCGAGAAGTTCCTGTACCATGTAATCTCTCACAGCGCACAATGCTTCATCGGTACACTCAGTCTTGTTCTGCCACAAGCCCTTATTCTTGCTGTTCAGTGTTCCGGCATAGATGGCAAACGCCCCGCATCCGACATGATATTCTGCCACTTAAATCACCGATCCTTTTCGTGAGCCATCACATGTTTTCGAGGCTTTCAATGAAGGCTTGCATAAATGAAGTCCTTTGCTTTGCGCGCTCCACTTCTGCCTCACATCTTTCTTTCGCGCGCTTAACATCATCTTCAGAAAGTTTTATCAGTTCATCCATATACTTTTGGATAGCCTCATCACTTTCATCCAGTTCGCTTGCGATATCATTACGGTATGTGTCAAACATCAATGGAGTATATACACACATATCTATTTGGCTCAGAGCGAACTCCTTGATCCCGTTATGTTCTTCGGATGGAGGAACCCACGCCTCGACCTGGCGGCGTACATTCTCATATTTCTTGTTGATCTCTTCCATCATTTTGAGCTGCCGTTTTGCGCGCTCTACTCTGCTGGTATGTTCCGCCCGCATATGATCCCTTGCTTCTGTGAATGACATGTTCTTAACAACCTGAAGCTCTTTAACCGAGTCCTCATATCTTTTCTGGTAATAAGGGTCAGGTTCAAAATGAGTTGGCGTCGGAACAGACAGCGGTTCATCACGAACGTCGATTGCCACTCCAAACGCCCGTGAACAAAGCATTAGAAAATCTTTCCCGGTAGTGATATCTCCATCCTCGATATAAGCTGTGTATCCAGTTGGCATATTCTCACCTCGCACTTCAAAAATAAAAGTTATCTTTCATCATGTAATTAGAATGAATCTCTGACTCTAAATTGAACCAATGTGCAGAATTGTACGCCACTATAAAGCCTTTCTCGCTTCACCTCTCTGAGTGAAACAGAATAGTGATTTCGACCGTTGAAACTTCGTCGCAATTTCTGAATCGCTTCTTCAACTTCGGCATCGTGTTCTTCCTTGTTGTCAGTTTCTGTAGTTATCGCATATACTGTTCCACTCCAATCCCCAGCAAGTAGCAGGTTTGGAAATGGGATTTTTGTGATCTCGACAGAGCTACCCATCGCTGGATACTCGGGCTCTTCAAAAGGTATACGGGTGATTGGTTCCGACATACTCTCCCACGACCACCCACAGTTATGACACTCTTTGCGGTGGATAGGAGGCATAATATCTATCTGGACTCCCAACAAATCATGCCCACATTTGGGACAGGTTTCAATGATCATACTTCCTCCCGTCTGAATAAAAGTAGAATTTTATACACGCATTCAGGCTACACCTGCACGCTGGTTGCCATGCGGCCGTCTGTCACAAAGACCATAGTCATATGGTTTGCCTGTTCGCTTTCCTCGTACTCCGCATCGTCCATGATGATGTCCTCACTGACAATGCTCTGCACGAGTTCCTTGATACTGCCGTGGAACTCATTCGCGAGGATCGTTGCGAACAGGTCTAACCGTTCATAGTCTGATTTGCTCTCCAGCGTCATCAGGGCAGTCTCGCCTCGCTCGAAATCCCTGTAGTAGGTATTCTGAAAACGAAGGTACGTGTATAGATCGATCTCCGCTTTTCCGAGGTTCACCCATCTTCTTGTGCCGCTCTCTCTGTAGCGAATTGTGAGTGTCGGAAACAGGTTGGACTTTGATGATATCCATCCGCCGTGCCGCACCGCCTTTACCTTATACTCAATTAAGTACCGCACAGCTCACACCATCCCTAAATGCTTTCAGGCCGCTGATGGCCTTCTCCTGTTTCGCAATGCGGCTGTATAGAGAGGCGATGGTACGCTCTACCTCCCGCCCATCCTCGGAGTAGTAGTACCCACGCCGGCACGAACAGATCGGCTCTCCCGCAGACCTTGTTACGTTAATCATGGCGCGCACATCAATCCCGCTGACACACATATGGGATTGTGTGGCCCATTGCTATGGGCTTTTATGTATTCAGTGATAGGCTCCATACGGTTACCTCCAGGCTAAAATAAAAGATGCTCATAATCGAGCATCCTGAAGTAGATCTTGTCTCGTTCCCACCGCTTGCAGATGATGATGTCGCCCTCACGAATCGGGTCTTGGTCGAACCTCTTCTTGAACACTGTCATCCTGCTTTCCTTTCCGCCCCCTATGGACTGTGTCAGGACGCTGTATCCAAACACCTCGTTGTCCTTCTTGCGGCGGACAGGGTAGACATTGGTGATGAAGAGTTTGTTGCGGTCACATTCCTCACCAGACACATAGCCTGCGTATCCCATGATATCCCGGAAGTTCTTGGCCTTCATGAACACGGACAGGTCGTTGACATGCGATCCTTTGATGAAGTGTTCAATGTCATGCAGAAGCTCGTCCATCTCTGTGATCGTGTAGCTCTTGGCATCTTCACCGCTTTTGGTCTTACCAGTTGCACACTTTTTGACGATGCGCTCCAGCCACGTCCCGTCAATGTTCTCCTTGCGAATCTTCTTCGCGTCACCCTTTTTGAAGAGTTCAAACATCTCAATAATCTTGAACAGCTCACGCTGGTTACCGAACATCGAGAAGTAGTCGATCTTAATCAGTATGTCGAGCTGTCTGGAATCAATGGACGTTTTGGTGTTGATGTCACGAAGCAGGTCAATGAAGTAGTTGTAGTGGTTGGACTTTGACAGCGCATACAGCTCGTCCGCCCCGGCCATACTCATATACTTGACGCTGCTGACACCTTTTGCTATGACGTTCTTTTCTTTGTCAAAGAAGTATTCTCCCTTTGACACGCCGAACTTTGGCTGGATAATCTTGATGCCGCGCTGACGAGCCAGCATTGTTCCGTTCTGGATATCATCTTCGTTGGCGGCGTTGTTCAGGAACGATGTGATAAATTCGATTGGGTTGTAGTACCGATAGTAGGCACACAGGTACCCAAGCAAGCAGTACGCAACCGAGTGGTTATCGCGTTGACCCGCTGTTTCCAGCGGCGCAGACTATATCTTCGGCCTTAGCCGTCCTTGCACTTCCAGCGGAAACTCATCCTCCGCCGTACTCCCTCGCGGGATAGTCGTTACACCTTCCGATATGGCTCCCACGCAAAACCTCCAGCCGAGTATGCGCGCAGGCTGATACATTGCAGTATCGCTCTTGCGCTTATACCGGTCTCACGCTCCGCTTCTGTGGCGGAACTATATACCTCAATGATGTCGCCGTCCTCTGTCATCTGAATGACTGGCGTACCTTTTGGTTTGCGCAGGTTGTTATATAAAGCGTGCAGGTTATTGTAGCTGTATGTAGTCCATTCCAGATTGCTGACATCGTTGTTTGTCTTATCCCCGTCAATATGATTGACCATCGGATACCCATATGGGTTTGGAATGAACGCGGTGGCGACCAGGATATGTACCAGTGCCACATTAGATGTTCCGTCCCGGCGAAGGTTGACGACCATATAGCCGTTACCATCCTTGCCCTTGGTACGGGTCAGCTTCATCTCTCGTCCACGTAGGCGCCTTGGGTTTCCTTTCCTATCTATAACCGTGCGGTCTACACTTCTGACGTGGCCTGAGTCGCTGACTTCATAATACCCTTCATAACCTTGTATCGCTTTCCAGAGCATAAACACACCTCTCTGATCGGCTTGGCACGGTATCGCCTGCTATCCGTTGCCGGACCGTAGGTTCTCTTAGTCAGATGCTTCGTCCTTGGTGATGGCGCATATCTCCCTGTAGGGCTTCATGCGCCGGTCTTATTCATCTGATACCGTTAGCACCGCTCTAAGCGGCACACCCCTGAGTCATAGGGTTCACAAGAAATGAGCTAATCACTAACCCAAACATGTATGCGGATGCGTCCTCAATGATCTTGAGGAACTGCTTGGCCTCCTCCTCCGCAACCTCTCGCGGATGTTCTGACTTATCGCAGTACCCGTTGAGGATGACTGGCATCCATTCATCGAGGAGTTCCATCTTCTTCTTTGCGATGCCGCGTCGAACAGAGTCCGCCTGGCTTCCGTTCAGACCGCAGATACGCTGCAGGAATTGAATGATATCCTCCTGATAGACAAGATACCCGAGGTTATCCTTCAGAAGCTCGTCAATCAGTTCAGACGGATTGTGGTTCTGTACTCTGGCGAGGAGCTGCTCACGATAGGACGCTCCAGACGGTCTGATACAGGCTGTCACCAGAGACATGTCGAAGATACTGTGGGTCTTGAACTTCTTCAGACTGTCGAACGCGAAGTTACCCTCCATCTGGAAGATACCGACAGGGCTTTTCAGCATGTCCTCCCACACGGCATCGTCGTTCCAGTCAATCTCATGTGTCTTCGGATATGGCCTGTTAAAGTACGAACAGCAGTCGCGGATGACCTGGACGGTCTTGAGTACCAGGAAGTCATACTTGGCAAGCCCAGCCTCGTGTGCTTCGTCCATGTCCAGCATGAGGCAGTTCTCTCCGTCCTTCTCAAATATGCCATAGTTATCTACCAACGTAACAGGGCTGATAACCATGCCGGCAGGGTGGACGGACTGCGAAACTTTTACTCCGAACATACCCTTGACGAACCGGAACAGTTCCGGGTACTTCTTGGTAGTCGGAACCTCACACACCTCGTCGAGGTGTTTCTTGTAGAGCTCGTCCTCAATCACGTCGTATTTGTCCAGAAGAACCTGCACGTCTGCGGCGAACTCCTTCTTGATGTCGCTGATGCGTTCCAAAGACCACGGGTTGTCCTTTGATTCACCGTGTTTCTTCACCCACTCAAACGACAGGTGACGCCCAACGTCATCTATGACGCCACGGCCTTTGATTGTACCGTATGATGCGACACGAGCTGTCTTGTCCGCCCCAAACCTGTTCGTGATGTACTCGAAGATTGCAGGGCGGTCAGCCTTCACAACGTCGATGTCGATGTCTCCAATCTCCACACGATCCTCGTTACAGAATCGAGAGAACACAGTATGCCATGTCTCGGGGTTGAGGTCGATGATGTCTGTCACATATGCGACCCGTGAACCTCCGACAGAACCACGGGCTGTGCCTATGGCCATACCCTGTTCTTTGCACCAGCAAATGAGTTCTGACATGGAACCCATGAACCCCATCATGCCAATCTTGTGGAAGACCGCCATCTCTTCGTCGATTGCGGTGCGGAATGCTTCTACCTGCTCAGGTGGAATCACGCCGCTTGCTACCTTCTCATTGAACATCCTATCGACACGCTCAATGAACTTTTCCTCGTCAGCTTCCTTCGACCCATATAGGATAGGATACTTGATGGATGTATCCACCTCGAAGTTCTCAACCATATCGTCCAAAAGGTTTGTGTTCGCGATTGCTTCCAGGTACACGTCTTCATCCAATGCGCCCTGCTTGACGAACATATCCACCAGCTCATCGTAGGTCTTGAACGTGAGATCGAATGTGTCCTCGTCCCCGTAGGTCTTGCGCTTCGCGCCGAGAAGGATCTGCCGGCACTCAGCTTTATACGGAGATGAGCTGTGGGTGTCTGTGCCTGCAATCAGCGGTGTCCCGAGTTCCTTTGACAGGGCAAGCAGCCGCCGGTTGAATGCATACTGCTCTGGATGGTCATGTGCCTGAACCTCAAAGAAGGTGTACTTCTTCGCCAGCTCCATGTACCGTGGATGCGTCACAGGCAGCTTATTGAGCGGAGAGGCGAGACACGCACTGGTAGATATGATGTTGCCTGAGATACCGAGGAACTCGTCAAAGGTGATGCGGTTTGTGTAGTAGAAGTGAGCCTTGTCACAGGACTTCCGAATCAGAAGGTTCAGCTCACGGATACCATCCATGTTTCTGGCGAGCAAAACTGTATGGTAGTTGTCACGAATGCGTTCATTGCCCTCTGTGAACAGGCGCTCTGTCAGGTAAACCTCAACACCATAGATGAACTTAATGCCCATCTTGTCGCAGTAGAGCTTCTTTGAAAGCCAACCACGCGGCAGGCCATGCTCTGTTGACGCGATTGCCTTCTGACCATTCTGCACCGCAAGATCTACATACTCGCTAAACTTTGTGCAACTGTCGAGCAAGCTGTAGTCTGAGTGCATATGGTACGGTATGTATGTGCCTATCGCAACCGCCTCCTTTCTTGGTAAAGCGTTTCGAAAACCTCCCGGCCTTTGTCGGTCGGGCTGTCCTTCGGCTCCAACATTTCATCTTTGTTGCGCACCCAGTACACGTTGGCATACTGCCTGAGCTTCATGATGTTCGCATCCTCACGTATGTTGATCTCGGCGTCCAATGCGAATGTTACCGCCACACCCAGTTTGATCAGGATCTTAAACTGGTTGTCGTTCAGATGGCTTGTCAAAACCGCTCCGGTATTCTGGATACCCCAGCCGTCTGCCATCATCACGGACTTCGCGCCTTCAAACAGGATGATCTCACCCTTCGCACGAATCGGTGCGATGTTATCTGACAAACCGTAGATGGTATCCAGAGTACCAAGAGACTGAAAGTATGTGTACTTCCGAAGGTTCTTTTCCTTATAGTGTGGGTCGAGCGTTCTGCCGCATACGCTGATGATGTTGCCGCTGACATCACGGATTGGGTACACAAGGCGGTCGTAGAACGGATCATACCTGACCTGGAACTTTGCCATGGATTCCATACTGATACCTTCACGTTCCCACACAGCGAGCTTCTTTACATCCCACTCGTAGCGGTTCATGTAGTCGCTTTGCAGTACATAGGTTTTTGATTGTTTCTCCTTTTTATGCCTGACCTGAAACCTTTTCGCAACCGTTGTTGCAGCGAGCCGGCGCGGCGCGCTGGTCTGTTGTTCATCGTCTGTTATCCCGGCGTATCGTTTCAGGATATCGAGCCCCTTCAGGAACCCACAGTTGTGATATGCACATATGAAATCCAGAACATTCCCGCCCTTACCGGACGAGAAGTCATAGAACTTCTGCATCTCTGTGTTAATGGAGAATGACGGTGTGCGTTCATCCTTGAGCGGACTGAGACACCAGTATTCGCCGTCCTCTTTTTCCACCGGATCGCAGAACTGAGATATGTATTCCAAGATATCAACACTCTCTACGATCTCGTAAACCTCCACACCGTCACCCCCAAAATTTAATATGGTTCCTGCTGTACGTGCTGCTTTGCCTCTTCATACGAGATCAGGTTCCCGCAGAAGTTCATGTCTATGTATTCGTCTGGAGACATCTGCGGGCCGTTGCGGTTCAGCACGACACGAAGTTTCTTGTTGCCGCACTCAGGCCCGTCTGCCTCGATCTCTTCCGGCAGCTTGTCCTGGATGATTGCGATAGTCGAAGCATTGCGCCCGATCTTTGCGCTGTCTGCGACTCTGCCTGTCGATGTGGCCTGCGCCGCTCCAATCCCGGCGATGTTCATATCACCACAGATCTGGTTCTTGACCATATCGACAAACCTTCCGAGTTCCTGGTAGCTGTCGAAGGCGTCGCCCTCGCCCTTCCCCTTGAAGTAGTCCACAATCAGAACGTCAATACCCTGTGTGTGATTGACCTTCTTCACCGTCGTATAGATGCTTTGTGCGTCAAACATCGGCATATAGAGATGGGTGAAGCTCTTATTCTTCATCCACTTCCTGCACTCGTCAAGCCGCCTTGCTTCCTCTGGTGAGTAGTTTCCGCTGCGGACACGGTTAAACTCGATCTTCGCCAGATGTGCCATAAGCCTGCAGGTGAACAGGCGAGAGTTCAGCTCACTGTCTATATACATGACACGCTTACCTCTGCTCAGCAAATCAACAGCGCAGTTCAGGAGCATCATGCTCTTACCTTGCTTTGCCTCTGCTGCGAACACCACCAGCTCACCGGGTTCAATGGTCACATACTGATTGAGAGTCGGGAACTTGAAGGGGATACCGGATGTACCGTCCTTCTGCCTTTGACAGATCTGATACCACAGGTCATCTACCACATCCTTATACTGAGGAACCTCTTTGTTTGTGGAGAACTGCATCATCACATCATCGAGGGTGGAGTAGATCTTTTGCTCGATTTCTTTTTCTGTCATACTTTGGCAGATATTCTGACACTCAGACAGCTTCTGGTAAGTAGCGCGGCGGAACGCCATGTTGAGGACAGACTCTGCGGCGAGCCTGTAATCCTCCGGTGTGTTTCTGGCGATCGATGTCGCGGTACTGATGAACTCCTCAACATTCCTCTCGTTCAGGACGCTGTCAACCTTCGCTCTCAGCTTTGGCTGCGACCTTAAGATATTCAGGATGTTGTATGCGTCAACCGTGTGGATGTTGTGCTCTTCGAGTTGCTTAAGTGCGTAGAAAAGCCAGGAGTTCGTTTGGTTTGTAAAATGCCTTGGGTTGAGCTGTTCCACCAAATACACGTAGTCCGGGTGGAAGACCAGAGAGGCAACTACACCGGCCTCACTGTTCAAGTCGCAAATATCATTGACATCCAATGTAATCACCTTCCGTTCGTCTGGAAGAAGCAGCAGTCGCCGCTCTTGTCACAGATATATCTGCACTTCCAGTATTCTATCTTTGGAGACCAGTCTTCGTTCTCGGTGATTGTGTCAATGGTTTTGAGCGCCCATTCCTTTGTCTTTTCAAATTCTTCCTGACGGAAGGGCTCGGAGATCAACTGCCCCGTTCGGAAGCAGTTGAACTCCAGCCTGTCAGGGTATGTATGATAAAGCTGTTCCATCGGAACGCTATACAGGTAAAGCTGTCTCAGATATGAGTCCAGCTCTGCATCTGATACTGTTGGCTTCTTTCTCCCGGATCTTGGCTTCAGCGCCCTGGACTTGTTGTCAAGGATCACAAGTTTGCCGTCGTCCATCGCCACACAGTCGATGATACCTGTGAATGGTTTGTCACCAACGAGGAAGTCAACCTTCTGTTCCACCCCTACCGGCGACAAGTACGGGAAATCAATCTCGCTTAGATAGTCGTAACCCTGATCAAAATAGCTTTTGAATATTCTGTTGCTCGGCGCCTTACCCCTTACGTTCTTACGAAACCCTGACACATATGCGCCTGTCAGCTCTTCTTTCTCCAAAAAACCTCGCAGATACAGTTCAATCAGCTTGTGCATAAAGCTCCCGTAGTCCGAGAAGAACATGGGTTTCTTGTCCGCCTTCTTGATGTAAGAAAGCAAAAACCCATATGGGCACATCTCAAACTGACCGATCCGAGAATAAGACCATGTGAAATCCGAAATGATATTCGAGTAGTTCACAAGTCTTCACCAGGTCTCTTAGAACGGCAGGCCGTCCTGATCGTCAACCTCACCGTCGTCCACGGAGAAAGCAGTCTTTTTCTTGCTGCCGCCAGACTTCGCGGCGGTGTTCCCGGAAGTATTGCTGTCAGCCATCTCAAAGTCGAAGACCTTGTAGTTGACATACTCCTTCTGCTGCTCCTTGTTGTACGTGGTACCCACGTCGCACTCCAGAATCCTGATCCGGTCTTTGGCCTTCAGGCTCTTGGCCGCCTCATGCGCCTTCCCGATGAAGGTGCAGAAGCCGGAGAAGTCCTGCTCATACTCACCGGTCATCTTGTTCTTGCGACTGGATGACAGGCGAACTCGTGTGGTGTTGCCGGACTTACTCGGCTCAGTTGACCACACAGACATGTAGTTCCCTACGCGAAATCCCATAGTACCAACCTTCCTTATGTAATACTTATTTCACGCCGAGTTCCTGCTTCAGCGCCTCGAACAGCTCGGACGCCTGAGCGGAAGTCTCTACGGCGTAGTAGTTCGCGCTCGGCTTGCCGTTCTCGCGAACATACTTCTTGGTCAACGTGATGACCTTCGGTTTGTCGTCAGGGTGTTGCGACAGATGGGCGGTCACCAGCCCATGGATCTGCTCCACGATCTTCCCGGCGATTGCGCGGTCTTCCTCGCCTTCAGCAAACCTCTGCTTGCTTCGCCAGTCGTCCGGGTCTTCGCCATCCAGCGTTGCGATCTGGAAGAACTGCATCAGGAACTGACGCAGGCCGTAGGTCAGACCGCTGCCGACTGCTTGTGCAGGGTCGGCTTGGCTCCCTGCGATGAACCATGGCACATCGATCCTCTCGGTCGGGTCATCATCATTCACCCAGGTGTAGACGATGCCGGCCTTCGCCGTGAACTCATTGTTCTTCTCCTCGTACTGCTGGCCGTCTTTGGTGAACTTGGTCTTGCAGTATGTGTACGGCTCGACGGACTCAGAGCCCGGAACGATGCTGGGGATCAGAGACACATTGTACTTGTTCATGCCGGCCGTGACCCTCGCCAGAATCTCGTCGATGGAGGTGTACTTGTAGTTGAACCCTTTCCGGTTCTTCTGGATCACCTCTGTCATCTTGCGGATCTTGGACAGCTTCTGTTGGAGGTTCAAAACTTCTTCTGCCATACTCGGTTCTCCTGTTACTCCACGGCGAGCAGCGACTTGAAGTTGGAGATCACCTTGTCGTTCTTGGCCTTTGCCTCGGCCAAGCCGCTCTTCGTAGTAGCAAGCTCCCTCTCATACTCGTCGATTTCGCCCATGGTCTCGCTGATGTTCTGGCTGATCTTCCCAAGCTCGTCAATCGTGTTGGTGACGAGAGACACCGCACGGTCAAACTGAGCATTGAACTGATTCAGCCGGTTCTTCTTCTGCGCCAAGATATCCATTGGCGCCTGCTGAGGTGTTGCCTGCTTCTTGAAAGCCATGTTGTTTCCTCCTTTTTAATCTTGTTTTGCTTCTTGTATGTACGTAGCGGCCTCATCAGCCACATGAAGCAACCATGCCAGTGGGAACTGCTCATATGTCTGGCCGACATTCTCGTTATCGAATGCGCCCATATGGCAGTTGATCGCGGCGGCCTCCTCCGGTGTGAGCTTAATGAAATTCTGAACAATGAACACCGATTTGCTGCCGTGACCGCCGAAGCAGAACTTTTCCTTGATGGCGTAGGAATCGTAGCTTTCCCACCTACCCTCGCTGTTCTTCCGATTCCGCTTTTCGGTCACATAGAAATTGACCTTACAGAGATCATGGAACAGCGCGATAATCGCTGCCGTTTCCTCGGACGCCTGGATCTGTTGGTACGCTGCGAGCAAACGCTTCAGCTCATCGTAGACGTTGAGTGAATGCTCCAACAGACCACCCTGGTAACTGCCGTGGTATCTCCTGCTTGCCGGCGCTGTGTAGAAGTCACTGCTTTCCAGCCAGTCCATCAGGCCGTCTACGCCTTCTCTGTGGATCGCGCTGCACAGCGAGAGAAACCTTTCTTTCTCGTTCAATGGAACCACCCCTTTCATTCCGCGTACTCCCATGGATAGATAGGAATACTGCATTGATAGTTGATAGTGCCCATTTCAAGGCACTTATAGAGGGCGTCAGAATCAAACATTTTGAAAAATTTAACGCCCGGTCAACAGCTCTCGCTGGTGAACCCCTTATAGGTGGATGTATTTATCTTCCAAAACTTTAGGGTTCCTGTCCCTCCCGAGCTTGACGAACTTGCCGTCTTTCAGCTCGTAGAGGAAGTAGTATTCCCTGGATGGCTTCGATGTTGTAATGTAGCGAAGGTTGCCGTCCTTGTCGTAGTGGCCGACCCATACAATCTCTCCCTTTGGATACACATACTCCATACTCTCGCCTCAAATAATGGTGTTGATAGAGCAAAAGAAAAGAGCCAGCCAGCACGGCTGTCTCTTTCCTGCCTGTTAGGTGAACACTGCTTTCCAGCAAGCGTAGTCATCAAACAGATCCCGCCTCAATATCCCTGCCACCTTGCTCCTTGTATAGTTCGTGTGGTAGGTGCTTCCCATCTTACTGATATGGTCAGCTATCAGTGTATCAAAGTTGACTGGGTCTCCCATACGTTCCGCCTCGTATACTCTGTAGAACACACCAGACAGGCGGAGCTTGCCGTATGTCAGCTCAACATCATGCGCCTTGAACGCCTTTTGGATGATACTTTTCACCGTGTTCAGCTTGACCTGTTCTGATCTGATACCACGCATCAGATACTCTCCGGCGCACCTGTTTCTGGTCTGCTTGTAACGCGGGTGTTCATAGACGAACTCTGTCGCGTCACATGCCATGCGGAACGCTGGTATCGCTTCACGGTACAGCTCATAGGACTTGCCGCCATGCTCAATCAACATAGAGGAGAAGTCCACTTCGCTGACCTTGATGTCAAGTGCGTCCTCTTCTGCGATGCCGGCGAACGCCATCCATAGGTAGCACCTGTAGATACAGTCAACCGTGTTGCTCTCAACAGGCTGGAACACCTTGTCCAATGTCGCCTGGAGATGCCTCGGAGATGAAACCATACGGCGCCTTATCTTTTCGTCCATCTGAGACTGCACATCGTAGATAGCGTCACATGTCTCATATCCGTTGTCCTTACACCACACGACGTATGAACGGAGGAAGGCGACATACGAATCCATAGACCTTGTTCTTGCACCGAAGTTCCCGTTTATAATCTCCTGCACAGTCTCCAGAGGAAGCTCGCAGAAGTCGGTGCCGGCTGCCTCCTCATACCTTCCTGTTGTCCGGAACACAGAACGTCCGAAGTCTGACGAACTCCGCGTGCTTTCGATGAACTGTACCTTGCGCTCTTCGTTATACATACCCGTCCTCCTCATGCCACACTGTTCAGTCTGACAGACTTGCGCCAGACATCAATCAGCTCGGCTTCGTCCAGGAAGGAGATCGCTGCCGTGGCGATCAGACTTGCCATGGCGATCTGCTTCATGTACTTGTCGGACAGTTTAGTGATGAAGCTGCCGATACGTGTCTTGGACATCTTCTCTGGATTCTCGCATAGCACCATGCTGTCTTTTGGAAGCCCAGACTCTGATGATGCAACCAGGACATGGGTAGGTTGGCCTGTCTTCTTCATGACCTTAGTCATAGGGAGCGCAATCACATTAGGGCTGTGTGCGTTGCCAACATTGTTCTGGAAGACCACACCAGGTCTCCACCCGCTCTGCTCGTTCCCGACCCCTTCAAATTTCATGTAGTATACTTCCCCGATCAGTGGGGACACACATGCTTGACGAGTCTCGCTCATAACTCAGTACCTCGCTATAGTTTTTTAGGTTGGCCTGATTATATCATATGGGCGCAGTTTTGTCAACACTTTTTTTTGAAGAATTTCCGAGAAAATTTTCAAGCACATTTTAGGGTGAATCTTACCGGTATAGGCTCCCCATCCATAGAATAATCACCACATACGAAGATATAAACCTGGTAACCATCCATTTTCCCTTTCTTCTTGATAGCCTGAATGTGGGTAAGACACAGGAAGTCAACACCATTTTTCAGAGCGATATAGGGGGACGCCGACAGGATCACGGACGCATGGCTGAACTGGGTAGAGAAGGCGAGTGGGGTAAGCGGGTCGTCGTATTCCAGCATGAACCGGCTATACGTACCGATTTCATTGCGGAACTTCCCGAGAGACAGGTTTGATTTCATTGTTTACCTCCAAAAAGGAACTTGACATACATGGTGTTTTGTGCTACTCTGTGAATGTAACATTCTGTTGATGTAACAAACAATAACACAAACACTCTGTTATGTCAAGGCAAATTTTTCGGAGGTAGCTATGGACTTCAAAGAAAACCTGAAAGCCATCAGGATGGATAGGGGCATGACGCAAAGGTCTCTGGGTGTAAGCCTTGGCGTGACTCCAGTTACGATTGGCAACTGGGAGAGAGGAACAAGACAGCCATCCTTTGACCTGCTTGTCCGCCTTGCAGAAACTCTTAAAACGAGTACCGACGAACTGCTTGGCAGGTACGCCGGCAAGATACTGAGTCTTGAGGCAGAAGCTATAGCGCGCAAGTATGCATCGCTTGACGCACACGGCCGCAGCTTAGTCGATACTGTATGCACAATGGAGTATGAGCGAGTACAACATGGTGCGAAAGTTATCAGACTGCCGTCCCGTGATGAATCTCAGCATGTGTCGCGGCACAGGTTCCTTCCCAAATACTTGTCCCCTCCGGCGGCAGGCTTTGGTGTGCCGCTCGAAGGGGATGACTTTGAGATGATTCTTGTAGATGACAACACACCAGATGATGCCGATTACGCGGTCTGCATCTCTGGTGACAGCATGGAGCCGTATATCTCAGATGGCGATATGGTGTTTGTGATGGAGACCAACGAGCTGGATGATGGAGATGTCGGCATCTTCTGTGTGAACGGAGAGATGTACTGCAAGCAGTATCATGTCGATGACGACGGAACCCTGCACCTCCTGTCTGCAAATCCGGACAGGGAGAGTGCAAGTTTCCATATCTCACCAGACAGTGGGTACAGTGTGCAGTGCTGCGGGAAAGTCCTTCTGGACTTCTGTGTCCCTCTCCCTGACTAACGCCTGTTCAAATAGGCGTGAGCAACCGCCGCACGGTACAGAGCTTCCGTTTCAAAGTTCATCGGGAAAACATGAACCTCGTCGCCGTGTTCGCACCGTTCAATCCACGCTTTACGTCGTTCAATTTCAGCGATTCGTTCTTTCGCCTTATCTTCGACGGCCTTCCATTTCCTTTCCATTTCCTTCGGGTCAACCCACTCTGGGCATTTACCACCTATGAGTTTGAGGTATGACGGGTTGTTGAACAGTTCAGTGGCGTCATAATACTTCCAACCTTCTCGGATGGATATCTCACGAACAGCCATCTTTCTTTCATGTTCCCCGTGCGGTATATACCCGCACATACGCTCAAACTCCATACGCTCCGCGCGGTCGGCACTTGTAGCCATACGTTCCAGCATACGCTGCCTCTCTCTATTGAAGCCGCAAGATGCTATATACTTCTGCTCTGCGGCAAGACCTACTGTCTCTTTCGCAGCTCTCCCGGCTATATACCCACCGCCTGCAAGCATCCACAAAAATTCAGATAGCACGAACCTTCACCTCGGGTTACCTTTCGTTACGCAACAGCTTCGCTGATGCTTTCCTTCGCCTCGTCAATCTTATCCAGGGCATCCTCCAGATTGTCGATCGCATTTTCCATACTCTCATACCGTTCACTATTCTGGAGATTCTCTGGGAGATTGTCGAGACAATCCTGTTCCTCATCACGCGCATCAGATATCAGGCTGATGGCGCGGTCAAGGAGACTTGTCGCTTCTTTGAGCGAAGACCGTCTTCCCTTATTCATCTTAGTCCTCCCAAACATGCTTGACGCAGACATAGATCGCGACCTCACCGGACTTGGTCTGGCCCACAGAGAACACATCCACATATTGCAGGATGTCTACGAACCTGACCATATCATCGCCATGCAGGTCTACACTCGGGACCTCCACAGAAAAGCTCGCATGGACAGACTCCGGGCGCACATCGAGGTTCTTTACCTCCACGTCGTTATCGTCTGCGAGCCAGCAGAAGAAGTCATACACCTTGTTGAACTTCTCCATGTTCGTCTGGTTCACGACGCCACGGCCGCCGGCCACGGCTTCGTTCACACATTCTGAGAGATCCCTGACGTACTCACGCGGCGCGTTCCCATACACATCTGACATTACATTTACCTCCGTAGTTGTTCTTAAGATATTATACTTGATATGTAAAAATTTTTCAACCTTATATCAGGCAATCACAGAACATCTGACATCAAGCCTGACCTTCGCTCCAGGAACCAGCATCGCCAAGATGGAATTTACTACCGCTTCCGCATTGATGGCACCCTGGAAACTCATGCTGAAGTCCGTCATCTCCATACCGGAAGATGACGGCTTCGCTTTACTCATATCAAGCTGACAGATAAGCGGAGCCTGAACAACATCCTGTGGTTCTTCAGCGGCAGGCGGAGGAGGCGCCTCAACCTCTGCCTCGACTTCATTAAGGAACAGACGTTCAAACTCCTCGCGCCGATCCTTCGGCATCTTCTTCCCTGGGGAGAACTTGATCCCGATCTCCTCTGAGCTGCAATGCTTCGTCACGGTAGGAGCGCCGATTCCAAACAGCCTTGCGAGATCGGATGCGGTCGTTGAGTATTTCCGAATCATATCCAGCAGGTACTCCTTTTGGATCTGAACCGGCATCTTCTTGAACTCCTCCCATGGCATAGGCTTCCCAAGCTGATATGTCACAGATTCACCACACCTTTCTAACCATTGTTTCCGTGTCATATGGTCTGTTGACATAGGACACTTCTTACTTTTACTACCGGACTTCCTATGGAAAGCCTGTCGTGCAAGGCGCTTGCGCTGCATGACTTCGTAGTCAAAGTCATTCATACCGCACCTCCTATAACTCGTAGCTGTAAGTATGATTCCCCAGATTGTCGGGAGGCGCGCCTTCGAGTTTCTTCGGATCGAAGTCGTCGTAGACGATACGTGCGTAGCACGCCTGCATCTTGCCGGCCATGAAGAACTTCTGCCACAGGTCTTCGTCGCTTTCACCGTGGCCGCTGAGCCAAAAGATCTGGTCAGGATACTTTGCGGACAGGATACGCATGTCCTCTTCGTGGTCATACCACTTACAGTTGGCGTAGTACGAGTCGGTCATATCCCCGTCCGTGAACACGTTCATCTTGTCAATCTCCAACGCGATCTGCTCCTCAAGGATTGGGGAGATCTTGTCGGTCATCTTGACTGACCCATCCTCCTGGGTCTCCGTCCCATATACGCTGAGTGTGTAGTCGGTGTAGTATCCCATAATTATCCTCCTCGTAGCTGATTTACTGAATCGATGATAAGCCGAATGGCCTCCTCGATCTCCTCGCCTGTAGTGTACTGTGACACAGAAACCCGGATGGAGCTTCGGGCCTCGTCTTCTGTCAGACCGATGGCAGACAGAACATGGCTTGGAACTGCATAGTGCGCCGAACAGGCAGACCCAGCAGATACCTCAACGCCTTGACTGTCCAGAAGCATAAGCAGCGTTTCTCCGTCCACATCATCAAAGCGCAGGTTCAATGTCTTCGAGTTATAGTGCGGCGTCCCGTTGACATAGACCCCAGACAACTGTGACAGAACGCCGTTCCTGATCGCCCCAACCTTTTTGCCGTACGCATAGGTATCATGGAGCCACTCTGCATGAGAAAGCTCTGCAGCCTTCCCGAGGCCGACGATGTATGGCACGTTGTGTGTGCCTCCCCGCAGCTCGTACTCCTGACTGCCGCCGTGAATCACAGGGCGAAGGAACTCCTTGTGTCTGGCGTACAAAAAACCGACCCCTTTCGGCGCGTGGACTTTGTGCCCAGATGCCGACAGGAAGTCGATACACGACAGGTCTACATCAATGTTTGTACCGCAGTATGCCTGAACGCAATCCGTATGGAATAGAGCGCCGGCGCTCCTGCAAATTTCTCCGATACGTTCGATGGGGTATCGGTTCCCGATCTCATTGTTGACCGCCATGATTGACACGAGGCCAGTGTTCTCACGCATAGCTTCTGCCACACGCTCTGGTGGGATGTCACCGTCGCGGTCAACGTCCAGCCAAGTCACCTCGAATCCTGAATCAAACAGGGATTTTATTGCATTCAGAACGGAGTGATGTTCGACTTTCGTGGTGATGATGTGTGTGCGGCCCACAGACTTCAGATAGTCTGCCAAGCCAACAATCGCCAAGGTGTTTGCCTCCGAGCCGCCAGACGTGAAGATGATGTTGCTCGGGTCGGCGCCGATGGGAACCGCGACCTGCTCCCGTGCTTTCTCTATTGCCTTCGCCGCTTTTCTCCCAGCGGAGTGGATGCTCTCCGGGTTCCCGTACACATCGGAGAAGTACGGTGTCATAGCCTCCAGAACCTCTGGGGATACCTTTGTGGTCGCCGCGTTGTCAAGATAAATCATTGGAATCACCTACTTTCACTTGCCGCTTTGTTTCATTTCTTCCCGGAACCTTAGATATGCTCTGGTGTACTCGTAGCTATCCTTGAAGATCGCGTTGGCAGCTTTCAATAGCTTAGGTTCATACTGCTCGATAGACGCCAGTTCCTCTTCAAACCGTTTGCCAAATGGACATCCAAAACATCCTGTGCGCACAAGGCCATATTCTGTGTAGCAACGGCTGTGTGTTACATCGTAATGCCTGCAATACTCTTCCTTATCCGTATCTCGCAACCAGAAGATTGGACGGAAGTAATCCATGCCGCCGGCTCCATCTGAGAAACAGCTATGTAATGCCGCAGACCTGACGCCTCCTTCTGATTGGCGTATGCCGATACACGACAGGTCATATCCTTTTCCTTTTGCAAATTGTGCCGCAACATTTTTCTTTGCATACGTGCAGCACTTGCTTGATATTTTGAATGTTGGAGGGTTCTGTACCATGAACTCCTTAAGATATGGGTTCCGCTTGATGGCATATTGCGTTGTATTTCCATAGGTAACATTACACCACCATTCCAAAGCTGTTTTGCACTTCGGATACTTGGCATACAGCTCGTCAAATGGTTTGTCTTCCCACTGGAAGTTATGCCGCTGAAGACGATAAATCATCTCAGCGGCAAACTTTGACATAAATGGAACACCGTACTCCCTGTTTGATACTGGAATCGGTTTGACGGGATGCGCCTTCACAATTCTGATACCATATTTATCTTCGAGATAGTCAAGGTGTTCCAGTGTTGCTTGATACTCCAGGCCAGTATTGAAAAACACAAAGTCTGTCTTGTCCTTGGCGCCGCAGCGCACAAGCATATCAAGCATCACATCACTGTCGCCCCCCCCCCGCTGATGGAGCACATAATCTTCTTATGCTCTTCAACGACTTCGACGCATTTTGCCAATGCGTCTACAATAACAAAGTTGTTTGGCGCACCGGCGAGTAGTTTGTCAACGTCAACTATAACTCTCACCTCTATTTCCAGAAACAGTACAAACACTGGTGGCCACACGGGTGTTTCGACTTAAGAAGTTCTACTTTGCCGGAATAGCACATACAATGCTTGCGCTGGTACCCTATACCGTCATCGTCATTCTCAAGGCCAAGAAGCTCCAGGTCTTTGTCTGATATACACCCGCAATGCTGTGCGTTTTTCAGATCCGGCTCTGCGCAGCATTCGATAGACAGGTTGCGTAGTACATCCTTAATCTCTTTTGTGTCATAGCGCTTGAAACCATCGAATGGCTCTTTCCCGCAGTAGTAGCGCCTGACCTCTGTCAGCATGTCGTCAACGGCAGCAATCTGTTTCTTGCTTGGTTGGAATACCTTGTACCCATACGGGAGAGGGAGACCTGCGTCGATGAAGCGATTGCACACATGGTCATACATGTCAATGATACTTACACGGAACCTTGTGAAACCGAGGTCAATGGCGTCCTTGAACACATTGAACGCCAGAGCCAATCCTTTCTCTGTCGGAATGATTGGGTCTATACGAATCACAACATGGTCAGCAGGGAAGCCGCAGTTTACGAGATCAAGCACACGGCTGAGATTTTCATGATAAGGCGGCACATAGGGTTCAAGCACAGTACCACCGTATCCTGTCGTTGTCGCATGAAGAATCAACTTCTCCTTATTGGTGAGTGCAACATTATGCAGCCCATGAGAAATCTCTTTTGTCACCAGGACAGCTCCATCGACCTCTGGCAACCTGTCTACCCACGACAGGTCGAGGCTTGCGTCTCCGTGTTCTGTGATACCGATCTTATACTTCGCCATCTTGCACCACCCTATGTATCATCTTCCGTGACCTTTGTAACTTCATGCTTATATCTTCTAACAAAACTATCCCCCTGTAAAAACTTTATTTTATTCTTTTTTAAGTAAGAGATTGAATTTGATGTTAGTATCCTATATAATGTATTTGTTGATTTTTCCCAAAGGAGAGTGTTTGCTGATGAACGAAAATATTGCTGTTTATGAGGCTTTGAGAGCACATATCTTACAAAAAGAAAGTCAAATAGCCAATGAAACAATTTATATGTATGTGACATACTTTGCTCTTCTTGCCATTGGAAGTATATGGAGCAGTTGGTTTTCCCTTGTCCCCTTCTTTAGCTTAATAGTGTTTCAATCAATGATTAACGGCGACCAGTGGGCAATCACTAAAGCATCGGCTTATATTAAAATCTTTTTTGAAGAACCTCGTGATGATATACATTGGGAGCAACTACATCATGACATATTCCTCTTATCTGTAGTTAATGGGACAATCAATAGAACGATTGGCTGGTACATTTACAAATGTGGCGCAACCATTTTGTCTGTTCTCTCTTTTTTGTCTATTTTACTCCCTATACTTCACGATGTAGATTATCAATTTAACTTGATTTCCGCATATTTAGCAGTGCGAATTGTAGCCGCTCTCATATTGTGCATGATTACTGTGTATATGAATAAACAGTATTTCCCTTTAAGAGATGAACGGGACACAAATCAATCTCTTGTAACAGCCATAAGAACTTTTTACAAAGAAGTTCTGCAAAATAATAGCACCAACTTATCCTGCAAATAAAACTAATCTTTTATTTGTTCTTTTATGAAGTTGCCTACCCGTCTTCCAAGTGCTACTGGTATAATTCCTATAACAAGAACACCCACAAGGATGGGCCAGAAAAGTACGATTAACTTGCGGATATTGTAATCGTACTTGTGAAAACTCACTACGACGGCATTAACAAATACCCCCATGGCGGTATAGGCTGCAAGGATTAAAAGCGCAATGACTCCATACTCCACTCAAATTACCCCATTTCTTTTCAAATTAACCTTTCATTTTTGAAGCCAATTCCACGTATCCAACAGGCTTCCCGCAGCGAGGGCATCGGAATTGATGGAACATTGGAAAACCCGCTTTCGGAAACCTAATTGCTTCAGGAATTACGCAACATTGACATAGCGCATAATTGTATCTGTCATGGTTCGCTGGGTTTGACTGGGACAGCCAGACAATTTCAGGTTTGTTACTCATAAAATCAGCCTTTCATCTTTTTCCGGGCCAACGCTTGCGCATCCTTTATAATCCGGGACGCCCATGCCCTTGTGTATCCAAAGGCTCGTGCAATCTCTGCGGCTGTGAATCCGTAGATACTCAATCTAAAGACCTCCATGTCTCGCTCAGAGAGTTTGCCACTCAAAAAGGAGATATCATAGTCGATTTTGCAATATTCATTGTTCGGGTCTGGAATGAGGTTTGCAAGCGCAATGGCGTTGCCGTCCTTATCGAAGTACACAGGTTCATCCAGCGACGCAATATCGCCGAATCCCCACAGCTTTGCTCTATTACGGAGCTCCACTCGTATTTCGTTGATGATACATCTGACAGCGTATGTAGAGAACTTGCTTCTTGAGCTGTCGTAGCCTATACAGGCTCTCCATAGACCAATCCAGCCGACCTGAAATATGTCCTCATCATCGCGGAGGCCGGGAAAGTATCTGTTGATGGCAAAACGCACCAGATTCTGGTTGTCAACGACTGCCTGCTCAATCTCTCGACTATTCATGTTTCCCTACCGCTCTCAGGAAGTCCTCTCGGAGTATCTCGTATGACTTGTCGTCGTGAACATTCCCTGCCATATCCAATGCACGCCGGTGGCGGACTCCGACGATGCGGCCACCCAGCTTTTTGCACATTCGGTCATAGCTTCTCTCGATTGGATTCCCGCAGATGACGCACCACTCGACTACTTCCATGCCAAATTTGAGGAAGCAATCCTCAATGACTTGGCGCAAAGCCCTGCCGAATGTCAGCTTGTCATCAGAAAAGTTGATAGCTCCAAACCATTGGGCAATCCGTAGCTCATTGTCCACAGAATAGCTGATGTATCCAATCAGTTCGTCCCTGTTGTTGAGAACCGCAAACGCCCGCTTCGGATAATCGCTGTT